GAATTCGGCGGGAACCTGAGTGCCGACGAAATCGACATCCAGTCGTTCATTGACGCTGCAAATGCGTGTGATGTCCCGACGACATTTAACGTCAAGTACATCAGAGACGGGGATGAGGTCATCCCGATCGAGGTCGAGGAGCCTCGCTATATCTGCGGCATCGTCGCCAAAACAGACGCTAACGCGGGGGATGTATTCGAGGAAATCATCGCTTCGATGGCCGGGCAATACGGCTGGAGCGGCGGCAAGTTGAGGGTTCGGGCCGGTACCTACACAGCGCCAGTTGCCACTGTCACAGAGTCATGGGCGAGTGGCAAAGAACCGATCAGCATACAGCCGGCTACCGGGATGGCGGACACCTACAACGTGCTCCGGCCGACGATCTCTGATAAGGATCGGGACTACGTCATCACGCCGATCGCGCAAATTCGGGCCGATGCCTACGTCACGGCTGACGGTCAGGAGTTGCCGAGCGAAATTACGCTGAGCGGGGTTACCTCGGGCTGGCACGCGCAGGATATCTGCGAGGTCATGCTGCTGGAGGGCCGGCAGGCGATGACCGCTACGCTGCCGCTGAACATGCGGGCGTTTGCGCTTGAACTGTTCGATGTCATCGAGGTCACACTACCGGCTTACGGGTGGACGGCAAAGACATTCGAGGTCCGCGTCTGGCGATTCAGCGCGTTCGGTGGCATCGTTCTATTGCTGCGCGAGATCGCCGCGACGAGCTATGACCCGGCAACACTGTTCACGCTGGAGGATTTGGCAGATAACACGGAGCTTCCCAAACCGTGGGTAGTCGATCCTGTCGAGGGCCTGATGGTCACGTCGGGCGCGTTCACGGAAACCGCGCAGATTGTCACGCGAACACTGGTGACGTGGAATCTGCACAGTCAGGCAGCGGTACGGCAAAACGGCCGTATCGAGATTCAGTTCGTCGATACCGGAGAACTTGGTCCGCAATTTGTTCGTTGGGTCAATGATCTAGGCGAAGAGGTTATCTGGCTCGATGATGATGGCACCGGGGCCGCGTGGTTCAGTGCTGACGGATCGGTCCCTGTCATCCTCGAATGGGTCAACGACAACGGTGTGCTCCTGTGGGAAAACGACATCGAAACCACGCTTGAGTGGTATGTCGATGTATTCCGTGCTTCGGTCCCGGCTGGTGATTGGCAGGCCATCTATGAGCCCGGCGGAAGCACATCTCACCTGATCGTCGGCCTATCTCCGGGCCATTCGTTCCTGTTCCGCGCGCGGGCCATCAACTCCATCGGAGTGCGCTCTATATGGTCGACGCAGATCAGCATCGTTATTCCGATTCAACCGCTGGTGCAAACGACAGGTATTGCACAGGGGTCGATGACGGAGGTGATTACTACCGTTGTTGAAACTGACACGTGGACAACAACGATACCGAGCATACAGGATCGGAAACTCGGCCAGACTTCATACTACAACACTAGCGGCGGTGTCGTAACTATTGAGTTTAGTCTCGCGTCTCAGCGCAGGGTTACGACACCGACTGACACGCTATCGCTGGATGTCGTTGCGTTCCTATCAATTGTCGAGACGGGCGACGGTTTGCCGGGCGGCGGGATACTTGTAGGGCCATTGGATGACGGTATCTCACAGGTCGAAAACATGGGGCCAGGAGAGTCGCGCACATTCACTGAGTCTCATGTATGGTCACTTGAATTGGACGACGGTCACAGTGTCGCGGCTGAATCTATACTGCGCACGATACCTGGTGCAAGCGTAGTTGGAATCGAAATAGTTACCAGCAATCTAGCGCTTCGAATGACTGTCATAAAACGATAGGAAATAACATGCCACTACCGCACATCTTCGCCACGCTGACGAGCCCGGCCAACGCTAACAAACTGGATGCGAATTTTGATGCTCTAGAATCTGCTACTGGTTCTGTGTTGCCTTCTACGGTGACGGCCGCTCAGGTCGAGACCATCCTCGCGGCCAGTGGCTACATCCGCTTCGTATCCGGCGTGACGTATAACCTAGCAGACGATATAGCAATACCTGCGAATAGCAAAATCGTGGTTGAGAAGGGCGCGACGGTTATCAATACTGGCGGCCGTTTCACAGCTTACGACGTTGATAACGTCGAGTGGCATATAGACGGGTGGGTGAAGTCAGTCTCGATGGTTGCAGCGTCGTACCAGACTGGGTGGAGCACATCGTCTCCATACGTTGAGCGAGGATTCATCGAATTCGGCTCGTCTACTGCTGCCGCAAGGTCGGGATTTTTGGTTCATGGAACAGGGAAGGTCAGCGCAGATTGGACCGGTACGCCCAATGTTTCCGACTTTGCGAATCAGATGAATACGAAGGGCATAGCAGCATGGAACCCAGCAAACGTGCTAGTAGAAGGTCTCGACATTTTCGGATTCAACGGTGAAGCGGTGTACGCATTTTTCTTCGATGCCTCGTCGAAGAACATAGTATTCCACAACAACAACGTGCATGATACTCGGTTCAATGCACTCAATTTCAACGCCGCCACTAATGGCGGAGGCTGCAAGATACACAATAATCGAGTGAAAAATGCCTATGCAATTGAGTTGTCCGTTGGTGAATGCACAGACAACTATGTAGATTCCTGCATAGGCTTTGGCATATGGACCGGAGTTGGTGCAGGTTATGGCCAAGTGGTCATCAGCAGGAATACCGTTATCAATACTGGTCCGACCGCAGGGGCACACGGAATTGCTGCCGTGTATGCGAGCGGAAGCCCGGTCACTGGTGTAGATATATGCGATAACATCATCGTGAATTCCAACGATTACAGCATCTACGTAGACTACATACGCGAGTTCACGATTCGCGGGAACAAGTGCATAGGATCGGGTCAGGGCGCAGGCGCTTATGACATCGGAGTAAATCATTCCCTACGAGGGTCTGTATCCGAGAACACCTTCCTGTCGCCTGGGGCGTTCGCTCAATCTGGCCGAATTGGTATTGGAGCAGGAAACTACGACGTTTCGATATGCCCAGATAGCAATATCTATCTCGCTACCACAGGAACCGCGCCGCCAGTTGTCGGTAACGGCGTGCAGACGGTAGCGTCTACAGCGACCATGACGCTGCCTGTTCTCGGTAGCATCTTCTCGATCAGCGGCGCGAACGCAATCACAAGCATACCTGCAACGAATCAGGCAGGCAGGACTGTAACGCTGGTTTTTTCAGGAAGCGGCGCAGTGCTGACGGATGGCGGGAACCTAAAACTCGCTGGAGACCTTTCAGCAACGACTGACGATACAGCTACGCTCGTCTGCGACGGTACGAACTGGCACGAAGTCTGTCGGTCTGTGAATTGATGACTACGTAATGGTCGCATACTGTTAACCTGTAAGAGTTGACAATAGACGCCTCCCAAGAAGGAGCCAAGAATGCCGCATTGTTGTGGGATTGAGTGAAGGGTAAGTCATGATTTCCCTTCTCATCACCATCATCATCTTCGCCATCGTGGCCGGTCTCTTGTACTGGCTCGTAGGAATGCTTCCAATTCCCGAACCGTTCAGGACTATCATCAAAGTCTGCGCGATCCTGATCTGCATATTGATCGTGCTTGGTGTCGCGTTCGGCGACATCGCAGTCCCGCGATTGCAGGGCTTGAGGTAGATTGATATGGACGATGACGAGCAGCGTAGTCAATTCTGGATGCGGGTTGCCGGTATCGGGTTCGCGGTGTGGTCGCTTATGCTTCCGATAGCCGCGCTGATGGTGCAATCCAGCCTTAGCGACTTGGCAAAATCAAATACTGCTATGGCCAGTCGTTTAGAGAATTACATACTCGGGATGGAAGCGCGCGTCACGCGGATCGAAGAAAGGCAAAGCGTGGTCATGCGTTCTATTGAACAGTTGCAGCGCGACCCACGGCCGAGATGAGCATGCCGTGAACGCTCAGGAGAACGACAGTTATCTACAAGCGCTCATCTCGTCACTGACAATTAACGTTCTGATCCCGCTGGTAGGCTTCATAGCGATATTCGGCGCATTCGTCTGGGTACTCGCAAAGGCCCAAAAATCCGACGATTTCGACGCATCGGAATTCCTCCGGGACGACAAAGGCAAACTGTCGAAGGGCGGCTTGTTTGCGTTCATCGCTTGCGCGGCTCATACTTGGGCTCTTATGGTCGAGACGATCAACGGAAGGCTGACGTGGGAATTCACCATGATCTATGCCCTGACGTGGAGCGGTTCCCTGGTACTCTTGGAGGGCATCAAGGCGTGGCAAGCGAAACCTCCTGTGGTGGAGGATACGTGACTCTTGAAGACGCTTTCAATGCCGGCGCGGAAGCGATGGCACGGCAGATCGCTGCGCTTGCGTTGAGTGCGGGCTTCGTCGGGATAGCGATCAAGGTCATGGAACTGGAGCGACCGGTTATGTATGACAACACCGTCGAAGAGATTGAGCCATGTGGTCCCTACTGTTCATAGTAGGAATCTTCGCGGACGGCAGTATCAAGGGCGTAGCTATAGGAGTGATTCCTGACGAAACAGAGAGAGTGCATCAGGATGGCCGCCGAAGTCAACGACAAGCCTAACACGTACCCGCTGAAGTGGAGCAGAGCTTCATGCTTGCTGATCCCGAATCCGAAAGAAGTAATCGAGCGCAAGGAGTCGTTATGATCGATGAAAAGGTTACGCCGTCGTTTTGGTTGTCAGAGTTCTTGTTGTCCGATACGGCCGTCCGAAAGGGGCTCGATAACATGCCGCACGCGATCCAATTGGCGAACCTGAAGAACATCCTTATGCCAAACATGCAGGCGGTCAGGGACTCCCTAGGTTGCCCGGTGTTCGTCACCAGCGGCTACCGATCCCCAGAAGTCAATCGGGCTGTAGGCGGGGCACCAACGAGCGATCATGTCCAGGGGCTGGCGGCAGACTTCAAGGCACCAGAGTTCGGTCCACCGATCAAGGTCGCCCACTACATCCTCGAACACATGGATCTGAAGTTCAAGCAACTCATAGCAGAGGGCCAGTGGGTTCATATATCATTCCCGGCTATGGGTGAAATGGCGAAGCGAGAAGTTCTAACCGCTCACTTCGGAGACGGGCCAGTGAGCTATACCCAAGGGCTTGCATGATTCAACTACTGCTTAGACTGATCCCGACGTGGGGATGGGCTGCACTTATTGCAGGCAGCCTATCACTTGCGTTCGCTTGGCATCTATATGATAGGCGCCAAGCTGTCGCTCAGGGTAGAGCCGAGTGTGAAGCCGTTCACCAAGCAGCAGTTCTAAAAGCCACGCAACAAGCACGACAGGTCGAAGAGAATTGGCAATCCGATGCAAAGGTGGCCGAAGATGTGTACAAAGCTGAACTACGCCGGATCACTGCTGATCGTGACCGCGCTATTGCCCGGCTGCGCAACAACGCCAGTCGAAGTAGTGTGCCCCCGGTTGCCCAACCCGCCGCAGATGCTGGAAGTACCTCCACCGTTTCTGCCTCAGATGGAATTGTTCTTATCGAACTCGCGAGTGAAGCCGACAGACTCCGCGCCGGCTACCAAGCCTGCATCTCCTACGTCCAGTCGGTGACTAAGACGCCGTAGCTTCACTATTTCGTCGATGCAGTCTTGCAGTAGTCGCAGCTTGCGATAACCATCCAGCGGCATGTCTATGGGCAGCGCAGTTCGTAGCCTGTCCAGGATGTCCATCAACTGTTCTCAAGCGGAACGGATGGAAACGGCCATTCACCAATCTCCCACGGATCGGGCTCCGGCCCGGGCGGCGGTTGAGGCTCCGTAGGCTTGTTAGGCACCGCGGGTAGCGGATCGGTCTCGTCGAGTGGCTTGATGTTCATGTGATATTCCAATCCTAGGTTGGGGCGCGGCCGTGGCAACGGTCCCACCAAGCATTCAACGCAGACAGAAGCCTGGATACGTGGCTATCACGCGCACAAAATGTCATGTCAGGTATCGTCCCCTCATGTGGCCATTCGATGTCTGGAACATGGAGTGGGCCATTGGAGAACCGCACGACTTCACCCGTTGCTGTCTGTTTGCGAATTAACTTTGTGTTCATTGCATATCCCGTTCTTGTTCACCATCACGTGAATCCGAGTGCAGTAGAGCCTCTGGCATTTGCTGTAGTGCGTCATGGTAGAGTGCCGGCAGTCAGAGCAACTAGGCGTGCGCTTGGACGAGTAGCCGAATCTGGCTAATTTGCTAAGGCGGGCCTCGTTCTCTGTCACGGTTTTATATGCGTTCCATCACTCGCCTTTAAGATGTCTTCGACTTCATCGGCCATGACAGCTCTGAATGCATCTGGATCGTCTATCATCACATAGGCATTGAACAGACTCTCCATTACCATGAAAGCTCGAAGCAAGTGAGGCAATCGAGAACCATTCACAGAATTCGGATGGACACAGGTTGGATCGTGATCTAGCCCCATGAATGCACTACAAACAATTGGCGTGACATCGCCAACATCAACATAGTCATAACTAGGGTGCGCTGCGAGCAATAGCTTTTCGCTGCGTCTTATGGCCTTCTTGGCGTCCCTGAATGCTTTGATGCAACAACGTATGCCAACTGACGGATCAACGTCATCCGCAGTCAATGGTTGCATTGCACCCCATGCTACGTTAAGCCCTACGCGAGCAATATTTTCCCATTCCCGATCAGTTAGTTCATATGTCTTCATCATAACCTCTGCATTCGTACTTTCCGCTCGCTTCGTATTCCTGTCTGGCGCGCTCGCTCTCAGCCGCCAGAGTCTCCAGGATGTACTCTGCTGTACGGTCTAGCCAATCGAATGAGAACTCGGCAGGATCGACTCTGAGACCGTCTACCCTGACTGTGGTTATCTCGACCGCCTTCGGGACATCCTCAGTGCTCCAGCGTCCTTCCGTATACATATGACACTCATACTCAACGAGTACCTCGGCGTCACTGAGAGGGCAGAGCTTGGTGTTCATACGTTTCTCCATAGTTCACACGGTCCGCCGTGTTTGCTTTTGTATGAGCATCGTTTACATGATTGCTCACTAGGTGTTGGCGTATAGGTTTCGTCAGCCAGCATTGCCTCTGCTTCTGAGTGCCATCTATCACGATGCGCTTCAAGCTCTTCAAGCCCATAGTCACGCTCATGCAGCGTCGTTCCGTGGTCTATGTAAACCGCCTTGATTTTGACAGATGATACCTGCTCTGCGCGCGCGCCAATGATGGCGTAAAGCTGCAATTGATCAGCGTGATAATCCTTAATCTTCCCACTTTTGAAGTCCGTAATGTGAAGCGTGTCATCATCGACGTATGAGGCATCAAGGAAGCCTTTGACCCACTGCGAGCTTTTCTCGCAGACGTTCCAGTTCTTGTCTAGTCTGAAATAGCGCTCACATGCCGCACCTTTCTCACGCAACTCGATCAGGGTTTGCTGGATCCGCAGCAACGGTGGGATGATGTGGTCTATTTGGCGAGATATATAGCGCTCACAATGTAAGTGCAGATTACTGCCTCTACGCATCCAAAACGTAGCCTTTGTAGGCAGCCTATCGACGTGGTTATGTTTCCACATGCGCGGGCATTTTCTGTACTCCGCAAGGCTTGAATATGACCACTGGCCTGACTTCACGCCGCTTCCATCGCTTCTTCGTCGTTGACCCAAGCATCCGAGAACTCTCGATCCTCGAACAGCGCCGCGAGCCCGGTGATTTGCTTGAGACGCAGCAGTTCGTCTTTGTCCATGCCGATGTGGCGCAGAATCCACGCGTCAGACATGCCGGCCGTAGTCAACTCAGCGACGATGCTGGACATGAGTTCGATGCTGTGCGAGCCGCGAGCACGGTTGTGACGGATCGTTGACGCCATCCGGTTCGAGATATCTTTCTCGATCACGACGACAGGCATCAGACCCTTCTCACGCTCCATGATGCGGTCGCTGCGAAGCATCGTTGTGTAGCGGTGATAGCCGTCAACAATCTCGTACACGTCATCCTCCGCCACGTAGTAGCAGACGATCGGCATGGTGTAGCCGTCCTCCCAAATCGAAAGTTCTAGAAGCTTCATCTCTGGAGGAGCTACGGCGTTGGGGTTATAAGCATTAGCGCGAATCTTTTCCAGCGGGATCGCGCGCACGTTGTAGACTGGGCTATTCATATCTCAGATTCCTCGATTGCCGCCGCCATCTTCGCTTTGCGGGCCGTGTACTTGTCCAACGCCTTCTGTCGGCTGATGTTCTGATCCCGCGTGCGGGTCAGGCCCATGTAGGTCATCGCCACATCGTTCTTCATGATGGTGATGCATATAGCTTTCCAGCTGGGGCAATGCCGGAATGGGGTCGAGTAGTTGCTACTTAGTTCATCTGCGAAGTCAGACTTGATGCGCACCACTTCGTAGAGCCTCGGCTTCGTGCAGCGCTTGCTGACTACGTTTGTGTTTTCAATCTCTAGACCCTCTTCCTTCATGGCCTGGATCACTTCTGGATTGCGACCCCGGCCTTTCTCTGCCCACTCTTTGCGGAAGCGCGCTATCTGATGCTCGAACTTTTTTTTCGTTCCACCAGGCAGCGTAGATAGCAGGAATTCTGCATACTGCTTCCATGTGAAATGATCCGGCTTCGTGATCGTGCGCCAGCCCATAGCTGTTGTACCGCCATAGATGCCGCCGAAGTTGCAGCCGTTGACGCGGCCGACCATGCGTCCCCAGTTGTTAGGGTCGATCACACGGTACAGTTTCAAGTCGTTCTGTCCGCTCTGATGGAAAGGGCTTGCTACGCGCATCTGGTCGATCGTCAGACCGGCTTGGTAGTACAGGTCATATATCTTGTTGTAGTCAAACCCAAACTTCGCGTTGCACGTCCAAATGTCTTCTGTAATCCAGTCATACAGCGGGTAGAAGTTCATCGTGCGCGGATCGACGCGCTTCGTGTACTTCAGACCCTTGTGCATCTCCGTGCGCTTGTCGCTGGTGAATATGATTCGCCGTGTCAGTGATTCCTGGGCGCGCAGGCCGATCATTACAGCGGTCGGTCCGTAGGTGGTTGCGTACCACTCCGCTAACTGTATGCGAGCATCAAAGCCCTTCGTGCCTTTCACGAACGGATATGGGCAGTTGTCCTCGTTGATGACATATGGCTCATCTGGCATCGGACGGACCCAAATGTCTTTCTTGTCGCGGTCCCAAGGAATCCAGCGCGGCTCATACATGCTGACAGCGCAGGCCGCAGAGATTGGAAGACACAGCCAATACCGATGCTTCACGTCATGCAGCGTCCCGAACGCTCGCGCCGCGTACTCGTCGGTGAAGCGATAGCCCGCTTCGTAGTCCTCGTAATAGAACCCGAGTTTGTGCAGCAGACCGTTCTTCTTCGCGTACTTGTACGTGAGATTGAGCAGCACGCCAGAGTCTTTGCCGCAGGAGAACGCCACTAGCACGTTATCGAAGTCGCGGAAGGCGATCGCGATTCGACGCAGCGCCGCCTCTAGAACATTCGTTCTTGTTCTGGTTGACGAGCGCTGATCTTGCCCTTGGCGATCAACTCCGCCCGCTTGATGGTCATATAGATTCGACATGGCGGTCGGCTCTGTCCAAGCGTCAACAGGTTCGAATCGTTCTTCATCAAAGCTATGCATATCAGTCGGTAACTTCCTACCTTGTTTGCATCTTCTAGGCGACTCGGCGCCTCATCCGGCAAGCCATCCGGATATCCCTTCAAAGTCCAGTTGCGGATGTACTTTTCTAGCTTCTTTCGCATGCTTCCGCTCCCATTCTGCGATTGCACAATCCGCTTGCGTGTTGGCGTCGTCGCGTTGCCGCTGTGTCAGGTGACCCCACGCTTCGCGCGTAATGTATTCAGGACAATCGATAGCAAGGAAGCAGGCGGCGTGACCGATCCACGCTTGACGGTTCATTGCCGGCTCGGTTAGGTTGTGTTCGCAAGCGAGCGGCATCGCGTGCAGCACATTCAGCATTGCTGCTCCGTAGCGACATGCATCGCCAGTAAAATCAATAGCGAGACTTAAATAGCGCCGCTGTTCGGATTCAGAAACGTCTCGCCACATGCCTATGTCTTCCCAGGTCCAGAATGGGTGATAAATCCGCATCACTTCACCGACCTCGCGCGCATAGTAGACTCGCGCCGCAGTTGTTCGACTAGTCGTAACAGGACAGCGGCCAGATCGAGCGCTTCCCGCTCTACAGATCCTAACTTGTTGGAATGCACAGCAACGCGCAACTCGTCCCACTCCTCTAACGCTACTCACGAGTGCCTCGTGAGTGCTAGCGAAGTCTCCATAACGATAGTAGGCCTCAGACATGCGGTAGCTTACCTCGTCAATCAGACAATCTGACGCGATGAGCAGACTCATCTAATGAGCCGGTACTCGGTCACCCGTCGTCCGTTCCGTACTACTGGCGTGCGCGTGATCCGACCTACCCCGTACGGGTAGACAAGCCGGCCGTCGTGGTGCGTCATCTCAGCGATGCGCGCGTGAGGGCAGGTCGAGTGCGAGACCATCATCAACTCCCACGTCGTGGCCTTGCCGTGTGCCTTGAGGTGATCGAGGATCATGCGGTACTGTGTGCGTTTCATATCTCCGCCTTGCTGAGTTTCTTTAGCCTGTGATGGTCGTTAGGAGCTAGTCCTGTGATCGTACCTTTTGCGTAGTACTTACCTGCATCAAGGTCTCGTTCACGAGTCTGTGACGCCACACGGGAAAGATACGCGCTATTCATCTTCCCAAACATAGGTACAAACCCTACCGGCCAGCCGATGCTGAAGGTGTAGCCGGGGCGCTCCCACGGCCTAGTCTTCTTCATTGTTCAATACCTTGTTCAGCCGAGCACCACGTATCCCGCATATCAGCAACGCCTCGTCTATGTGTTTTCGTTCAATGGCATCGTATGCGACTTGAAATCCAAACTCAGCATCTTTGATTGCAAGTTTAAGACGCTCAATCTCTTGTTCCATGTCGCCTGCGATGGCAATCGCCCTGCTGCCGGTCTCGCAGTATTTGCTAAGTAGATCAATATCCTTGCGCAGCCGTTCAATCTCGTCTGCCGCATCGTTCCGTAGATGGAAACGATCCGATGATGTCACTCCATCGCTCATGTGATCCCGCAGCCTGACAACAATGTCCATCACACGAACCCCACTGCTACGATGAATAACAGCAGCCAGAATGCCACCAGACCGGCACAGATCAGAGGCCACCAACGATAGCGAGCGTACTTGAGGCAGATACAGTCTCTGCCCTGGCCTACCTCGCAGTAGGAGCATTTATCCATGCTTACCTCAAAAAAAGGCCGACATACGCCGGCCGAAGTGACAGCAACGCGGGGAGAACGCGCGGACATGGAGGAGAGAACCGCCCAGGCGGGAATCCTCGGACATGACTGTCACGGGTGAATGATACATGATCCTGTGTCCGATTATGGGAGCAAACCTGCGCACGCCTTGTAAATCCGAACATCCTTCTTGCTCCGGTTGTGGCCAAGTTACGCGAAACGCGTGTCGCCTATAACACGTTGTGCAGCATGCTCACTGCTGCGGCTCTTTGATGCGCCGAATGGCGGCCTCTACCGCCTCGGTGCGGGTCGCGGGCCACGGACGGCGCATTGGGGCCTAACTGGTCGTTCGAGCCGAGTGCCCCCGGCGTATCGGTTGTGCTCATTCGTTGCCTTTTCTGGCCGGGTGCACCGGCTCAACTCCAACGTTCGGCGTCACGCGCCGATCGTGACAATCTTGGCGGGGTGAACGCGCTCAGCCAGTTCGCTCAGCGGATCAATGCTTTCGTGCGCGGCCTCCGGCATTGGCGCCACGTCGAACCATTCACCAAGCGTCTCCACCATCATTGATAACCAGCGCTGATGGTTCTCTGGGGTCACGTCTTCGCCAGTCACAGCCTCCAACTTCGGGAACTGAGCCAGCAGATGCGGTCGGCTCTCGCGCATCACCCGGCCGAGTTGATGTGTCCATACTGGCTCGCCTGCTAAGTGCTGCGCGATACGGTAGATGCCATCCATGCCGCTCGTCCCAAGTAGTTTCCCTGTGGTCATACTCAGCACATCGCCGATGTGGAATCGTTGTGTGTTCAAATCGTTAGGCATCACGATTCGCCATCCTCTCGATAGTCCACGCTAGCGCATCCATCTCGTCCATGCACGCCAGTCGCCATCGGGACCGGTCGCCGTGGATGCCTGAACGGCCAGTATGGCAGTCTTCGCACAACGGGATCGTGAGCCAGTCCTGCGCACGCTGAGACATCCCTTGGCCTTCCCTGACATGGTGGGCCTGGGTGTGCGATGTCTGCGTCTCGCCAAGCTCTGTGCAGACCACGCACGGTAGAGCGTGGACTAGGTGCATGTACTGCTTACCTGTCATTCTGGATACTTTCAACTATCTTCAGATCCTCGTCAGTCAGTTTTGGTTGAGCCTCCAAATCTGATGGGCACACATCAATGATGGAGAACTCGCCGAGAGATAGGAAACTCAGCATTGAACGAACAAGTTCGGCTTTTGTCGCAAACCGAGCTACATGCTTATAGTCCGTACCTTTGTAGACTTTCATCTCGTAACTTTTGTATTGGTGTGTCATGCTTGCTCCGTGTGTTGCGCGTGCCAACTTTCCGCGTAGTCGATCAGTGACGACATCCGAGACTTGCTCATTTGAGCGGTGTACTCTCTGAGGTTGATGATCTGATGGTCCTCAATACCCGGCACCATCTCTGAGCCTTGTTTCGTGGCAGCAGAATGGCCGGCAATGAGAAGTATTTTCCAATCATCCTTTGAGCGTCGCTTTCCAAACCATAGAATTCCACTTCTAGCAAGGTCGGTGCAGATTGCGTGGAATCTAGCTGATTGCTCTGCATTGCGGGTTGCCTCTTTGATCGTGACGACTTGACCTATCTGCGCCTCACGAACAGCGTCTAGCGCGCGCTTTCTGCGATCCTCGTCGAGCAGGACTATTTGGCGCATTGAAGTCTCTTGATCTTGCGACTCAGACGGCGTAAGCCCTTCTGCTGTTGAACAATGACCTTCCACGCGTGGTACAGCAGCGCCTGATAGCGATAGCTGTCGGCCAAGTTGCGATCAGCCAGCGTGCGATAGTGCTCGGTCAATTGGTCCATCAGAAAGGTATGTCATCATCCATGTCATCGAACGAACCACTTACTTGCGCCGGCCGCTTGGTGCGCGTCACAGGACGTTCCTCTTTCGGCGTGAACGCGAGACTCATGAACTTGCCGTTCTTGCCCGTCTTGATCCAAGCTGACAGCCAGAACTCCTGACCGTTCACGGTACAGGTTCCCTTGTAGTCAGGCCAGTTCGGATTCCCGCCTTCCTTATCGTTGCGGAACAGGATGCCGGAGTTGTCGCGTTCGTTCATGGCTTGTTATCCTTCATTTGTCCCATGCTGCGCAGGATCATCTCCGGCGACAGGTACACAGTCTGGTCTCCACGGAACTGCCCGCCTGACACCTCGATGATCTGCCCCAACTTCTCTGGTGCGCACCTGTCAATGGCTAGGGCCGCCAGCACATCAGCACGAGCACGATACTTTGTCTCGTAGTGCCAGTCCATATCGCCGCTCCTGACTCGGTACTTCATGTCTTCACCTTTGCGGCCTCGCGCTCAAGGCGCAATTGTTCCTTGATGAACGAGCGAACCTTTGAGTGCGCGCCGAGCCGGTCTGCGAGATAAATCTTCTCGTCGTTCTCGCCGTACTGCCGGACAATGCGCATCACGGCAGCCTCTTTGCCTTCCGCAAACTGTTCGATGATGTATTGGGATGCTTCGTCCAGTTCATTTCTGCGCTCATCGGTAAGGTCGAGCGACTTCGCTGATTCCTTCACCGCGGAGATTTTCATACTTTCGTCTTTGCGCGCGTTCGTATCGTTTCCTGTGACCGCATCCAGCGCGTCATGCTCGACGATTTCGAGCGCTGACATCCACAGATAGCGCCGCTGGTATGTCTCCACTGCGCCGATGTTTTGTACCTCGTGGCATCCTTTTAACGAAGCGGAGCCGAGTGGACTATTGATGACGATTGCTCCGTCAGGCGGTCCAATGCCAATCTCAACATCCACGATGGTCATGTCCGCTTGGTCTTTCTGGAAAGAAACAATCGCGCACAGCCCAACTTCGTCAAATATTCTCAGGGCTGGTACGAGGAAATCCGCAAGCTCGAAGTAGTTGTAGCCGGCGAACTTGTTCTGCCCGCTCTTTTTCAGTTCCAGCGAGTGGAACTGCCTGCGCGCTGCGTTCAGTTTCTGATAGATGTTCATTTTCCAATTGCTCACACAGTCCAACTGTCTGATACCACTAACCGTCACTCATCGCGCACTTTTAGCATTGAGTCTGCAATGGCGTATGCGTATTTGGCGATTGCAAACCTCGTGCTTTCGTGTGGGAATGCCTCATCTGCCGACAACAACAAGCGGTCATTTGCTATGGCCGCAAGCGTCTGAGCAGCGAAGTAGTCACGCAAACTTATACCTTCGTCAGGACGCTCGCCGAGCACAATCATGGCGTACTCCAAAAATGCACCAACACCGCCGCCAGCAGGATACCGATCACGGTTGCCACCATCACGCCTGCGGCTTTGTTAGCTTTATGCCCAGTGATCGGGGTTGCGTACTGCACACGGGTCTGGACCTGTGAGCCGTTCACGTTGCGCAGCATCTTGGATGTGTCCACGTATTCGCTCCAGTCGTAGTCTTCAGCCATCATCAGTCCCATTTCATCCGAGGTCTGGTCAGGCCGCGCCACTCAACCGATAATTGACCGTATTGTTTGTTGCTCTTGCGAAAGTCTGCTTCAGAATTGGAGTCTCCGATTGACACTGCCCATGACCAGTAACAACCGTTCCAGTACATCCGCGTATTAGGATTGCGGCTTAATGATGCGTTGTACCAACCTACTCGCGTAGGATTGGCCTTGCTCCACGGCGTCATCTTATCCACGATCGTGCATCCATGCGGCTAGAACCATCGCATTGAACTTGCCGTCCATCTGCGTCCAATGAGGGTGGGGCCGGCGGAGTAAGTCTGCCTCGCGCCGATACGTATCTTCTAGCGGCACCCGAAGGTCGGCCCCGTAAACTTCACCATGCGCGTCACTGAGCGTGTACCCAGGTGTCTGAGCGAGGCGGAACTCGCGCGAGACCTTGACTAGACTATCAAGAAATGGACTTGGGTAGATGATGCCGTCTTTGGCCATCAGCAAAGGCACCGGATATGCGCTCTGCTCGTGCGGGTTGTATGTATACCTCGCGCGAGTGCAGAAATAGTCGCACATATCGTGATCTGAGTATGTCATAACCATTCCTCGAAACACTCATTGACCAACAACGCAAAATCATCTCGTGCCGCAACCCATGCCGCATCCCATGCCGCAGCCCGTGCCGCATCCCATGCCGCATCCCATGCCGCATCCAATGCCACAGCCCGTACCGCAGCCCATGCCGCATCCCGTGCAGCAGCCAGTGCAGCAGTCCGTACCGCATCCAGTGCAGCAGCCCGTGCCGCATCCCGTGCCGCATCATCGCCAGTCATTATCCAGTCGAGCACTACGTCAGGCGCATTCCATAGATGCACCACAGACAAAGCCTGCATGCGAGCGTAATATCTCAGCATATCCGTTGCATTCATGCTCGCTATGATCGTTCGGTCCCAACAGCACACCTTGTCATTGTGCGTTGTTACTATCCTGTCAACGTCCACCAAGTGCAGAATCTGCCCTGGCGCGTGTTGCAGTGCATCGAACGGATGCAAAGAAGCATGCAGACCTTGCTGACACATGATAGGCGCAACAGGCGAAACAAGCTTCACACCTACAGGCGGGATCGGAGAGCCGTCGCGCAAAGTATTTCCTGTGAAGTGCCACGCTCTCATGAGAGTTCCATTCTGATGAATTCAGCCTCGTGCGCGTCTTCGTGCCGCAGGGCCATAGTTGACAGCGCCTCACACGCCAGATCATCCCCGAATTGGGCCTGACGCGAGACAATCGTTATGAAGTCCAGTAGTAAGCCATCGTCATCTAGCAGCATCTTAATCACCACATCGTAGGCAGCGGTCGTCGTATCACCGTGCTCTGACCATGCCGGAGTCGAGATGTGAATAGTCGGGTCTACCCTCAGTGCGTATAGGAATTCATCGCACAGGTGTTGCCTGACGTTTTCTGCGGTCAGCTTCATGCCCGAGTCCAATAGACGCAATGCTCGGGCCAGTTCACTCGCCGGTTGATAACGCCCCCATTAGGCTTCGGTAGAGTTATCCAACACATCGACACAGGGAGTGGCGCGAGCTTGTATTCGTACAAGCATCTACCGTCACCGCTCGGGTGCAGGTTTCCGTTCTTGCTCATCTTCCAGGCGGCGTTCTTGCATCCAACACAAGTTTTCATGCTGTCAGCGTACACTCTATGAGAGACATTGGAATAGGGGTTTACACCGAGATTCCGATAGACGCCAACTTCTCGCGCGCATACCGGATATTCTCAGTTCGCCATCCCGGACAAAACGGGCGCTCGTGCATCTCGCCATCGGTCCATACGTCGCCGCAACCAGCGCATGTCCAAGTCGTTCCATACCATTCCTGGAACTGGCCGAGCATGCGTCTTGGCCGGTCACAAGTCGGGCAGTGATTGACAGCGCAGAAGGTCTCGCTGTATCGTGTCCAATTGATGTGGATATGAGTCATGCGCAGAGCTTCCAGGTTAGACGGCAATCACGCAGAGATAGTCGATGCGTTGCGCAAGATCGGGGCTAGTATTCTTGATCTCTCTCGGGTTGGACAAGGATGCCCAGATCTTCTGTGCGGGATGCGCGGTCGAAACTGGCTTCTGGAAGTGAAGGACGGGTCAAAATCTCCATCAGCTCGCCAACTGACGGACCAACAGTCTGACTTTCGGGCGAAGTGGCGCGGTCATTGGGCCGTGGTTCGCTCGCCTGAAGAGGCAATCGAGGTAGTAACGCGGGGTTCACCAGATCCATCAATGCACGCACCAGACCCCCGGCCCCTAGTGGGTGAACGACCATTAGGTCTCGATGTCTACGAGACACCCTCACCGAGACAGTTACTGTAGATTCGCCTGCTGTCAGTGGTTTGCGTGGCATGTCCATTCCTTCAGCCAATCGACGCCCATCTGTTCGATGTTCCGCGCCGCCATCTCGCACGCATCCAGCCTGCCATAGTTGACAGCCATACAGACGCGCTCCCCGCCCGTGGCATAGCCGGCCTTGTAATACCGCCCGTCGTACCAGCATACAGCCCGCAGGCCACGGTGAGCGGCGGCACGGGCCAGATCAGCGGTCGGCGGCAGTTCGTGTGATTTCACGCAACCCGCCACACTCGACGGCCGTTGCTCGTAGATACGCAGCGTATCCGTATTTTCGCCGCCGATGCCTGTACCCGGACCGTATTTACTGCTGAGGTAGTGAAAAATGAGTCGCCAACTTTCATCTCAGCCATTTGTTCAGGAATAGATGGTCCCCGCTTTTCCTTCGCAGGAATCGGAATATCACTTACGATCTTCAGTTTCATACGTTCTCCACTCAAGTTAAATGTAGGTCGAGCGATTTCACGGTGACAGCACACGATCTATCGCGCGCCTCAAGTCAAGTTCCTCAGTGTCGAACCACGTCGTGCGCCTATCTCTTAGGTCGTTCAGGATGTCTCGCCAACTGGCGGTGCCTGTCATCACATAATTCGAGTACGCTTGGCGTAGCTCATCGTTTGATGGCTGTTCAGTCCTCATGCCGTAATCGTAGTGCATAAAAAACACTTCGTCATTCGGGTAAACCCTAACAAAAACCCCTTGCGCTATGCTTTTTCTTGGAGTAGAGTCTCTCTTGTCAGATCGGCAGTCTGATGTATGCATTGCTAAGCTCGATATGTTTAGATCGGGCATGTTTGGAAGGACGTGTACTAGCAATGCGCACGCCCGACTGCCCATGCCAGGGACTTGCCCGATCTAAGCGGTCGAGCTTTTCTTTTTGGTGCTGACTGGATGCAGGTAGACCGCTCGCAAGGCCGCCGTAACTGCATCGAGGGACAACGGGGGAACCTTCCCAAGTCAAACCGAGATGAGTGACCCGCGAGGGTCTCAAGGGATCGGTAGAAGGGTCGTCGCAATGACGAATAACCCTTGAGTCGAGCACGCATTGCGTGATGCTCGGGCCATTGACGTACCGTGGGCTGGCTCCGTTACTGATAGGCACTCACTTAACCGTGTCACGCGGTTAGGTGAGTATTTGCCAAAAACCCCCGGAACTCCACCACCCTGATAGCCACTGAACCAGTAACTCTTCCAGAGCTTAGGCAAGTGTACCAAGTACAGATCGATCTATGGTTACAGCCATTGTTCGTTCCTCCGAGAAGGCCGAAACCAGAGCACACTACTCAATGCAAAGACTTCTCATTACCGTGCTGCGACTGCCAAACTCCACCGTGGGAAGAGTGCGAGCACACGATAGGTGTAAACCCTACTTCACATGCTCTTGATGAGCGAGTACAGTGACTGACGAGTGCTTTGATGGTGGCGAATTGCACAAGCTGGGTGCCTCTATGCAAGGCGAGGCAGGTAGGATTGCGGGGAGGATTGAGGGGTGCGTGGGAAACTGCCGACACGTTTCAATCGCCCGAAGAGCCTGCTCCTGGGATCAGCTCCAGGACGCCACCTTCAAAGCATTTCACGAGAGTAAAGTGAGCTGACGAGTGTTTTGTGGTGTTGTCCTCGTTCAAGACCTTAGCGGGTCTGAACATTGTCCTAGTAAAGCTCTGGTTGATCGCGGAGTCGAACGGGTAGCAAAGACAGCACCACAAAGTATTGCTCGAGTTGACGAGTGTTTTGATGGTAGGCCGAGAGTCAGCTTAACCCTTGGCGCGGCATGGCGCTGTGGCTGAAGAGTGGGGCAGAATCATGTCGGTTGCCTCTCAGATAGGCGCAAGGAACGGCCTACCTTCAAAGCACTACACGTTGATCGCCGAAGAGGCAGGGCCGCTCGGAATTGGTGTGTGCTTAGGTGCCATTAACGCGCCAGACATCTGTGAACATATCCTCTTGTCTGGAAAAGGGACGCGGCCCTAGGCAACCGAAACACCAGCAACGGTGCCGCGCTGATGACATGCGCGCCGGATTAGGTAACCGGCACCAACAATAGAGGTGGCGTATGAAATCGAAAGTCACGCAATCATCAGAATCAGAATCGACGATGGGTCGGTGGAACATGAAAAACAAGAAACAGCCAGACGGGCATCGTAAGGCCCCGGCTAACGGCAGGGCTAAAGTCTATGTTGCAATCCCACCTCCTACGGGATGGCCTGGAGGCTCGCCTGAAGATAATGGTTGGAAAGGCACATTCACCAAGTAGGATCGCATTTCGAGGACTGTCGCATGACACCATCTTGGCTTGACTCCGACGCATGGGACGCATTCGTCGAGGTCAGACGCAAGAAAGGACATCACGCACCACTAACCGACACCGCAAAGAAGCGAATACTGATCAAACTCGCAAGGGCGCACGCCGATGGGTATGATGCCACTGAAATACTGTGGCAGACCGTCGAAGCCGGCTGGTCATCGGTCTACGTCAACGAGCGCTCCCCGAGGCGCCAGGAACGTCAAGAATCCACGAACGAATACCTGCAAAGGGTAGCTGACCAAGTGGCCCAGGAAAGGGCGCTACGGGCGCCTATTCCTGATGCGGTGCGTGCTCAGTTGCAGAGCTTGAGGGTTATTGGGAAGTAGTTTTAGCGAGTGCCGCTCGCGCTTCGTCTGTTTTGATGTTCGGCGCAAATGCTTCGCAGGCGCAGCACAGCCAATCCAGATGCCTCGCAAGTTCCAAATTGATAGCGCGAAGGCTGTCTCGCTGACGTTCTAATTCTCGGTTAGTCCATTCAAGATTGGCTCTTGAAGCATTTACAACGTCGTTGATGGATATTTTGAGCGGGTAGAATCTCATCGCATCACTCCATGTCGATCAGTTTTTGCATCTTGTCCAGCCACAACCGATCGTCGTATGAAGGACTGTATTTCTGCGACAATGTGTCGTGGACCTCGATCAGCATGGCGCGTAGTTCGGCATTGATGGCGCGCAGTCGGTCTCGTTCGTCGATGCAGACTGCAAGTCGCTCGGCGTCGCTTGCTTCTGGTGGAAGATGGTTCATTGCTTCACCCCTTCGAGTAGTGCCTGATCGGCACATTGAACCCGGCGGCACCGGGTCGGATGTGACGACTAGACTTGCATCGGCTCGATTGCGAACAGTGCAGCGTCCTCGACCGTGTACGTGCCATCGTCTGTGCACGAGTGGAAGATGTGATCATTCGAGCAAAGTTGCACGAAGTCGTTTGCGGTTTTCCAATCGACAAACCGCAGGTGATCGTGATACAACCGACCTCGCAAGATGCCAGACTGAAAACGCTTTGAGTAGCAGACCTGGAAGCGGTACATTGTTCAATCTCCTGATAGCTGGCAGCCCAAAAGCCCGCCTAAGCGAGCTTGTTTGGGGTAGACTGTGGTGGAGTCCTATTCCGGTTCCAAGTGTCCGGCCGGAGGCGTCCTATTCCAACCCGCGCAGCATGCCGTCATCGCCGCGTCGTCAGCTTCGTTCCAGGCGGCAACACCGCGCTCGTCGTAGGCGTCATCGTTCGACAGTGCGAGCACTTGAGCCGCGCAGTGCTCCGGCGTAAGAGCGTGGCGCTCGAATACATCAATTGCCGCAGCAACGCCACGCTCAATTTCAGCGGTGCTTGCCCCGCTGTCGTAAATCCACAATGTCATCGTTATCTCCTAAGTGTCAGACTCAATTATATGCGTTAAGCACGACGATTCAAGCACAATCTACTAGGTACAAACCCTAATGTCGAGACATTATGAAACCTGAGCCCACGAGGCCGCTACTCATCAAACGCTACGGTGAGTGGCATGTATTCCTAGATCGCCGAGGACTCAGGCCGTTCACGCTCGATCGCCCAGCCGGAACCGGAGCGACACCAGATCAAGCGTGGGTTGACGCATGCCGGCGCAACTCAGTTCCAATCCAATCATGTCTAGACAAACGGTAGAGGCTCTAGTGGTCGTGTGGCTCATAGCCGGCGCTTGCGCTGCGGTGTACCTGATCGTGTTTGCCTGATGGCCAGAATCCAATGGGTCGATGTCCGCCTAACAAACTGGGCACGCTGGCGCATCGGTGGCCGTAGCGGTGGTCTCGGCTACAGCCACGTGAACCTAGATGTCCCGGTGGTTGATGGCAATGGCTACGATGCGCAGTCAATCATCCCGATCGACGATGCCGAGGCGTCGGTTACTGATTCTGCGATATCCGGGTTGCCGAGTGAGTTGCGGCGCACAGTCGAAGTCTGGTATCTCCACCCTGGATCTATAGCCACCAAGGGATTACTACTGGCGTGTGAACGGGTGACCATATACACGAGGCTCGACAGGTCGGACAGGCTCATAGCTGCATGGTTAGGCGAGAGAAGCAGAATGCAGCAGGCTGAACGCGAGCGGGTAGAGAAACTCCAACGTGTTACAATTTTGTCTGCACATTAGATGGTTTGTGTTATATTCCGCCAAATGTGTGTCATTCCGTCATGTGGAACCTCACAGATTCAATCAAGAGTATCGAGGCAAAGCAGGATCGAATCCTCGCCATGTTGACCACGCTGCTCAAATCTCTCGCCGATGAGGACGAGGAACATCTCTCGCTCACGCTCGACGGTGGTAACGCAGGTGCCGAGCGAGACCAGACGCAGAGTCTCGGCTGATGCACACCACAGACAAGCGTATCCGTGGTCGCAGGCTACAGACCATCAGGGCAGAGCACTTCAGACTGCTCCCGCTGTGCGTGATGTGTCAGGCCGAGGGCCGAGTCAGGCTCGCACAGGTGATCGACCACAGAATAGCACTCGCAAATGGCGGCAAAGACGAGCCAGACAATAGGCAAGGACTATGCGCCGAATGCCACGAAGTCAAGACAGCTATAGACTTAGGCTACCGTCAGCGCGTTCCCATCGGGGCAGACGGGTATCCAGTTGGCGGATAGGGACGGCGGGGGGTGATCTTGGACTTTTCCACAAAGTTATGGGAAACCGGCCGCCAAACGTTTCTTCAAAAGTGCCCCGCCCATAGTTTTCACATTGTGAAACGTTCAACGTGAAACCCGGTCGAGTTTCCAGCGCTGCGCTGTCTGTCGTCGAGACTGACGTTACCGGCACGAGCAGGCCCCGGGCCCCTGCGGAGTTGACGCCAGAGCAGTCTCGGGAATGGGCTGTAGTCGTCAACCGGATGCCGGCCGATTGGTTCGGGGCCGAGACCTATCCGCTGCTGGTGCAATACTGCCGGCACGTAGTTTCGTCAGATCGGGTAGCGCAGCTCATTGCGGCGGCCGAAGCTGGTGATCAGTTCGATGTCCGAGAGTACGATCAACTGCTCAAGATGCAGGAACGCGAGGGACGCGCGATGTCAGCGCTCGCTACTCGGATGAGGCTGACGCAGCAGACCACGTATGACAAGAGCAAGCGCAAACCGAGCGCCGCTAAACGGCCGTGGGAGGTTTAGGCTGCGCCCGCGATCGCCCGAAACGGGTTTGGGCGCTTGCCGCTTGGCTGAACGCTCACGAGTTCGTCGAACAAGCCGCGCGATTGAGAACGATTCTCGGTATCGATCTTTGCCCATATATCGTTGACCAGCGACTCGAAAAACGCTGTGGTCTGCTCGCACACCGAGATATCGAACGACTCGATACGGTTATTCGGGTTCAGATTCATTGAGCTTCGGATGCACACGGCAAGTGTGTCGCCGCGGATCGTGGCGAACTTGGCATGACTGTTCACTGCCCGGAACGCATCGACGCCGAAGCCTTTAACTAGGATTGACGCAATCTCTGGCCGGCGCGAGAACATCGACGGGTCGAGAACGAACCGGATCGAGCGGATGAGTTTGTTGCGAATGAACTCGAACGAGCGCTCGGTGTCGTAGATGCCCATTGTCCAGGTTGCGATGCAAACGTCACTCGGGCCGCACTCGTTCAGCACGTGTTCGATCATGTCAACGAGACTGAACTGTCCGTTCGTGATGCCGCAGATTTCGTCGCCTGCGGTGATATGCCCGATCAGCGCGGCGGCGTTATCTGTGCCACTCCGGCGAAATACCCGGCGCTTGGCCGTTGTCCGCATGACTTGTGATTGCACGGCGGTCGCTGGCAGCTTGTCCATTTCAGATTTCCCTTTTCGGTCGTCCATGAGGTAGCGGCCCGATGCCCGCCAAGCGCAGCGCCCGGCGGACACTAGAGACTGCGACATCGTGGCGCTTGGCTGCTGCCGTCACAGTGGAGCCGTGCAGCACGAGGCGCACGGCGAGGGTTACGGCTTGGGATTGTCGGCCACTCATGGCGTCTCAAAGCGCAATCGTCACCGTGCGAAACACTTGGAATCCGCTTGCTGTGTTGCGCACGTAGCGCAGGGTCTTGCCGTTGCAGCTGAGATCTACCGTTACCCAACACTTTGCGTCACCGCTGATGCGGACTGATTGCCCGGGATTCAGGCTGGCGATTCGTTGGCTGTTGGTCATTTGATCTCCTTGTGAGTATTAAATATAGCGCATGATGCGCGGATAGTCAAGGATTATTTTCGGTGCGAGTGAAAAAACTTTCTGAAACTCGCGGTGAACGTAACGCCGAGTGGATCGAAAAGCACTGTTACATACCCGAGGGTCTGCACGTCGGGCGGCCTGTCAAGTTGACTGATCCGCAGCGTGCGTGGCTCAAGCGTATCTACGATACGCCGACACGGACGTTCATCCTGTCGATGGGGCGCAAAGGCGGGAAAACGGCTTTTTCGGCATTCCTACTTCTCCTCCACCTGTGCGGACCTGAACACGTAGCCAATGGGCACCTGTTCTCGGTAGCAACATCTCGGGACCAAGCCGCGATCTTGTTCGCGCTGGCTGCGAAGATGGTGCGCAAGTCACCTGACATCGCGGCGTTCGTCACGGTCAGAGACACGCTAAAGCAATTGATCTGTCGTGAACTAGGAACGACGTACACGGCGCTATCGGCTGAGGCGTCGACAGCGTTCGGTGTCAGCCCGGTGTTCGTCGTCCACGACGAGTTAGGCCAAGTCAAGGGGCCGCGGTCGGTGCTCTATGAGGCGATGGAAACCGCCAGTGCAGCGCAGCAAAACCCGCTGTCGGTAATCATCTCGACTCAGGCGCCGACCGATGCCGATCTGCTGTCGGTGCTGATCGACGATGCGCTCAGCGGCGTTGATCCTCGGGTCAAGGTCGAGATTTACAGTGCGCCGATCGACGCCGATCCGTTCGCCGAGGAGACGATCCGTCTTGCGAATCCGCACTATGACGATTTCATGAATCGGGAAGAAGTGTTGCGACAGGCAAACGACGCCAAGCGCATGCCGAGCCGCGAATCATCGTATCGAAACTTGATTTTGAATCAGCGGGTCGAGGCGAGGAATCCATTCTGCCCCCGGTCGGTGTGGTCAGAGAACGGAGCCCAGCCACTCGGGGAATTGCGCGGCGCGAAGGTTTACGCTGGCCTCGATTTATCGAGCACGAGCGATTTGACGGCGTTGGTGCTAATAGCGAAGTTCGGCGATGCGTGGGACGTGTGGCCTACATTCTGGCTACCCGGAGAAGGGCTGGCAGAGAAAGCGCGCCGCGATCGGGTGCCGTATGACGATTGGGCACGTAGTGGGCACTTAATCACGTCTCCGGGTTCGTCGATTGAATACGAATTCGTCGCTGAACACCTCCGCGGTGTGTTCGATCGCTGCGATGTGCAGGCGATAGGTTTTGATAGATGGAATATGCGGCACCTAAGGCCGTGGCTCGAACGTGCCGGATTTACAGAAACCGAGTTGGCGAAGTTCGTCGAGTTCGGACAGGGATTTCAATCGATGTCACCGGCCCTCAGAGAACTCGAATCTCTACTGCTCGCACGGAAACTCAGGCATGGCAATCATCCGGTACTGAATATGTGCAACCACAACGCTACGGTGCTGACCGATCCGGCCGAGAACCGCAAATTCGTCAAGAAGCGCGAGACCGGGAGAATAGACGGTCTCGTTGCACTCGCAATGGCAATCGGAGTTATGCCGACCGCGCCCGAGGCGCCTAAAGAGTATCAGGTTTTCTTTGCATAGGAATCGCAATGCTTAGAGCATATTCTACATTCGAGGTTAAGTCGTTCGATGACGCCGGAATCATCGAAGGAATCGCTAGTACGCCATCGACTGATCGCATGGGAGATATCGTCGATCCGAAGGGCGCGCAGTTCAAATTGCCGATTCCGCTTCTATGGCAGCACGACTCTAAACAGCCTATCGGTCACGTCATCGCGGCCAAGGTTACCGATGCCGGGATCAGCATCAAAGCGCAGATCGCCCGCGGCGTCCTACCATTCATCGATGAGGCGTGGGCGCTCATCAAGTCAGGTCTTGTCCGCGGTCTGTCAATAGGATTCAACGACATCGAGACCGCTGACATCCAAGGTTCAAGATGGGGTCGACATTTCCTCAAGTGGGAATGGCTCGAACTCTCGGCCGTGACGATCCCAGCGAACCAAGATGCAAGTATCCAAACAATCAAAGCGGCCGCGACCGGCCGAGATCCACCCGGCGTTTCGGGTACCCAGAAACAAACCCGCTCCGGCGGGTTTTTCAATTCCCGAACGAAAGGTAATACCATGAAAACGCTATCTGAACTGCGCGAAGAGCGCACGCAAAAGGCCGCGCGCCTGAATGAACTCAAGGAACTGTGGACGTCGGAAGACCGCCGCAGCACGGACGACGAGGCGTCGGAATTCGACTCCCTTACCGACGAGGTTAAGGCGCTCGATGACGACATCCGCCGCATGCGATTCGACCAGATAAACTCGTCGAACGCCAAGGCGGTCGACGGCACGAACCAACACGCCGGCACTTCTAGTCGCGGGCATGTTTTCGTCAAGGCGCAGGACCAGGACGAGAAGTTCAAGGGCCAAAACTTTACGCGGATGATCATCGCGCGGGCGATGAGCCGGCAACTCGATGTTTCCCCGGTGGCCATCGCCGAGGAGCGTTGGGGTAAAACCAATCCGACGCTTGTGCGGCTGATCAAAGCTGCGGTTGCCGGCGCAGGATCAGGCTCCGGCGAGTGGGGTGCGGAACTGGTCACGGCGGATACTCGCTATACCGGTGACTTCCAGGAATTCCTGTACTCGTTGACGGTGTTCGACCGCCTGCCGTTACGCAGCGTGCCGGCCAACGTCATGATCAAGGGCCAAGACGGACAGGGGACCGGCTACTGGGTTGGAGAATCGAAGGCAATTCCAGCCACGTCATTCGATTTCATGAATGTAAGCCTGACGCCACTGAAAGTGGGCGCGCTTACTTCAGTTCCCAACGAATGGATGGCCGACAGCGATCCTTCTGGTGAAATGCTGGTGCGTGACGCATTGGCTCAAGCCAGTGCACAGCGTATCGACACGACGTTCCTGTCGGCTACGGCAGCTAGTGCAGGGGTTTCCCCGGCTGGTCTGCTGAATGGCGTAACCGCCCTTACATCGGCCGGCGACGACGCAGACTCGGTACGGCAGGATATCCGCTCGCTCTACGCCCCATTCATTGCGGCGAAGAATTCGAGCGGCCTGACGTTCGTCACCACGCCGAGCCTAGCCAAGAGTCTTTCGCTCATGGTCAACGCCCTTGGGAATATCGAATTCCCGGGCCTGACTTCGAATGGAGGCACGCTGATGGGCGATCCGATGATTACTGGAGATAATGTCGGTTTTAACGATATTATTCTCCTGAAACCATCGGATATATATCGCATCGGCGATACTGGCGTCCAAGTGTCGATGTCTCGTGAGGCGACGATCGAGCAGGACTCGGCGCCGCAGGGTGCGAGCGATACGCCTGTAGCGGCGTCGGCTACGCTGATGTCGATGTTCCAGACTGAGAGTACGGCATTCAAGGTGGTCCGCAGAATCAACTTCGCCAAGCGCCGCACGTCTGCGGTGGCGTGGATCGGCGATGCCAACTACGGTGCACTCGCGACCTGATCTACAGGTATTGCCCCGAGCGTTCGCGTTCGGGGCTCTTTTTCGAGGTAGTAATGCAAAAGACAAAGATGGTTGCGGTCCATGCGTTTCGATACGCTGGTCGTAATCTATGTATCGGAGACGAATTCATGGTCGACTCACGAGATACCAAGGTACTCGTGATTCTTGGTAGAGCAGAAATCGCTGGTGTCGTGCACGCAGAAACTGCGAACGACATCATCGTCAGACAATTAGAGGCCGAGCTGGTCGGCACAAAACCGAAGCTGCACTATCGGCGCCGCGACATGGTGGCTGAATGAATCCGATATCCCGCGCCATCGCTGTTATTGGGCGTGTGCTCAAGGCGAACCCTCCATTGCAGGGCGTAGACGCGCGTGGTGGCTGGTGGCCCGTGGTTCATGAGAGTTTTACCGGGGCATGGCAGCAGGGTGTAGAGGTACGCCAAGATTTGGTGATGGCGAACTGGACGGTATTCGCCTGCATGACACTCATCGCTGGGGATATCGGGAAACTGCGCTTGCAACTCGTCGAGCAGGATTCGCTCGGTATCTGGTCCGAGACCACGAACCCGGCATTCAGCCCGGTACTCAGACGGCCGAACCGATATCAAATTCGGCAGAAATTTATCGAGTCATGGATTCTGTCGAAACTCGGGGCAGGGAATGCATACATCCTCAAGGAGCGAGACGCGCGTAACGTCGTTGTTGCGCTGTACGTGCTCGACTCTCAACGGGTCACGCCTATGGTGGCGCCTGATGGGGCGGTTTACTACCAACTCCAGGATGATCTGTTGGCACAGGTACCGATGGGCCTTCCCGCGGTTCCGGCGAGCGAAATCATTCACGATCGTGCATGGTGCCTGTTTCACCCGCTCGTTGGGTTATCTCCACTCTACGCCTGCGCACTCGCCGCGACTCAAGCACTGAAAATACAGACTTACAGCGAGAAGTTGTTCGCCAACATGGCGCGGCCGAGCGGCATCTTGACAGCTCCGGCGCAGATCAGCGAGGAAACCGCTAAGAGGATCAAGGAACATTGGGAGCGTAACTACGGCGTCGACAATCCGGCCAACATCGGCAAGGTGGCCGTTCTCGGCGACGGGTTGAAATACGAGGGTATGACGATGAATTCGGTCGACGCCGAACTCGTCAAGCAGTTGGAAATGACTGCGCCAATGATATGCGCGACGTTTCACGTTCCGCCGCATATGGTCGCTGCGGCCGCGGTTCCGCCGGTCAACAACGTAGAGGCGTTGGAGACTGCCTACTACAGCAAAGCGTTGCAGCCTTTGATTGAAAGCATCGAGGCGCTGTTGGATGATGGGCTCGGTCTGGCTGCACCGATCGCTGGTCGGCAACTCGGGACGTATTTCGATCTGGATGACCTACTCAGAATGGATCAGAAAACGCTGATGGAGACCCTAGGAGTTGGCGTAGATAAAGCGATCCTTGCTCCGAACAATGCGCGGCGGCGCCTCAATTACGGGCCTGTTGATGGAGGGGATTCGCCGATGATCCAGCAGCAGAATTACTCGCTCGCTGCGCTTGCCAAGCGAGACGCTGGGCCTGATCCGTTCGGCAAGGCTCCTGCTGCGGCGCCTAAGACAGATATGCCGGCTGACGATTCTGCCGCCGAGGAGGCGCGAGAATTTATCGCGCACATCATGAAGGGCTTGGAATGCGCGCCGAACTGACGATTCTTGGCGATTCAATCGTTGCCTCGGTCAAGGGCTACGTGGCAAACGCTTTGGCCGCTGTGGTTCCGAGACTAGATGCTGTCGAGAAGTCACTTCGGGAATTGCCGAAGCCGGAGCGCGGCGAAAAGGGAGACAAGGGCGACAAAGGAGATAGCGTAGAAATTACGCAATTGATATCTGTCGCCGAGAACGTGACGCGGGATGAGGTCACCAAGGCGTTTGAATCCGCGCGCGTCAAATTGAGCGCAGAAATCTCGGCGCTGCCGAAACCACAGGACGGCCGAGACGGCAAAGACGGGGCTCCGGGGCGAGACGGCAAAGATGCCACGGTTGATTACGCTGCTGTCGTCGCGCAAGTCCGGGCGCTGATCCCGGACCCGAAGGACGGGCGCGACGTGGATATGGCGCAGGTGCGATCGATCGTTGAGCAAGTGACGCGATCCGAGGTAGCCGCTGCTGTAGCCGTCATACCTAAACCGTCCGATGGGAAAGACGGGGCTCCGGGCCGAGACGGTGATCGAGGCGCCGATGGACGGGACGGAAAAGACGCCGACTCAGTGGCGATTACTGCCGATGTGATCGCTCGGGTATCCGCAGTGCTCGACGCCATTCCTGTTCCAAAGGATGGGCACAACGGGATAGATGGCTCCCCGGGCCGTGATGGTGTCGATGGCAAGGACGGGGCACAAGGCAAGGATGGTGCGCAAGGGATTTCTGGCGAACCCGGCCGTCCCGGAATAGATGGCGCTACAGGCGAACGCGGTGCTGATGGCAGGCACGGTAAGGATGGGGCGCCAGGGAAAGATGGCGAACGCGGTGCTGATGGAAAATCCATCACGCTCGACGATGTGCGTCCGCTACTCGACGCTGAACTGGCACGTATGGCGCTGGAATACGAACGCCGAACCGCAGACATCGTGCAACGGGCGATTGCAGCGTTGCCCGCGCCGAAAGATGGCGCTCCGGGCCGTGACGGCTGGTCGCCTGACGACATCAGTTTGAGCGTGCACGGCCGGACGTTGGTGGTCGATTTCAAGAACGGGACGCATGCTGTTTCACGTGAAACGCAGATAGAAGGTCTGGTTCTCGATGCTGGCGTTTACAAACCTGCGACACATTATGTTAAGGGAGACGGAGTTACCTACGGTGGTTCTTTGTGGATCGCTCAACGCGATACAGAGTTATCACCGGGCGGTAGCAATGGCGATTGGCGTCTAGCAGTGAAGCGCGGTCGAGACGCGAAAGGGGCATGAATATGGATCATGGCGCAACAGTCAATATCACTGCCGAGCCGTCGGTGATTGAACAGCCGAATGAGGCCAAGGCCGCGCCGGCCACGCTTCGGATGACGATCGAGATCATCCGGGCTGGTACAGGCAAGCGCGAGGTTTACGAGTTGGTCGGCACGGAGTCGACATCACCAGCAGAGGGCAAATCATGGCAGTAACACACACGACTGCGGTACGCACGGCTACCGCCGATTTCATCGTCGATCAGATCGACCCGGGCGGCCCCGGAAAACTCAAGTTCCGGCTCACCGGCTCGGCGGGCTCGCCAGGTACGGCTGCTGCGACGCTGACGTTCGCGGCGACGGCATTCGGTGCGGCGTCCGGTGGGACAGCCACAGCGGCGGCGATCACGAGCGATACCAACGCGACAGGTAATGCGTCGCCAGTGGCAACTGCGACGCTGGAAACCGCTGGTGGCACTGTGATCGTTCACTGCGAGGTCGCTGCCGCTGCCTCGGATATCAATCTGACCGGCGGCCTGACGATCGGCGCTGGCGATACCGTGAGCTGCTCGTCGTTGACCTATTCGGCGATGCCGTAATTATGGCGATGACCTTGCGTCAGGCGGAGAAGCGGATTCTCGCCCTAGACACTGCTGTTACTGCGTTGCAGGCTGCGGTATCTGCATTGCAAGGCGGGGTGCCTGTTCCGTCGTCAAACTCGGTACTATGGCGCCGTCCGTTGATCGTGCTTTCTAATGAGCCCGTCGATTCGACGGTAAAAAGCGGCGTGGTCAGGTGGTCGTGGGTCGGTGAAGGCGTCATGCCGGCGGTGACGTATCGACTCGATGGCGGATCGGCAAAACCCGCTCCGTCGACTGGTGTTGCATGGGGCCCGCTGACTGTAGGCCCGCATCGGATAGATTTATACCTTGCTGGCAGTTCGTCCCCCGAGGCGACGACACTCTGGCGCATTCTGGCGGCGTGATATGCAATTCACAAATAAATTCGGTACGAAGAGCGGGACGATAAATTTAGCTGACCTGGATACGAACTTCGATGAGGTCGGCGATAAAAGTGACACCATAAGTTCTACGGTGGCACAGAAAGCAAATACATCTTATGTAGATGCACAGATACTCGCTGCGAAAGACCGACGAAACCATACGTTCACCGATGATGCGAGCAATATATTATTCTCGGACGGGAGCACACTCCAACAGTGGCGCGCATCTATCGAGGCGTTGATCGGAGGTCAAGCCAGCGCTCCAGTGGTTACCACCGATCCAGGCGTACCAACTGGGACAAAAACGGTAGGTTCTACACTGACTTTCGGGACATTGGGATCAGTCACTGACGGGTCTGGTGGCGCACATACGGACCGGAGGCAGTGGAACCGTGTAAACTTGACGGCCGGAACCAGTACGCCGATTCCAGGTTATCTGATGTCGGCGTCAACGCCGACTACGTATGTGCTTGCAGCGTCGGACCTAGACTTTTATATCTCCGGTTCACAACAGGCGCAGGATAACGTTAACGGGCTCTTGTCGAATATCCGAACAAGTGTGGTGACAGCCATCATCACAGGTACTCGACCGACAAATTCAGTTGCCCCGACTATCAGCCCGAGCGGTACACAAGACCCGGGAACGCAATTAACTTGTTCTACCGGTACTTGGGCTAACGCTTCGACATACGGATATCTGTTCTACGACAATGGAGTGCCTGTCGGGTCGAGGTCAGCTACTGCTACGTACACCCCACAATCCGAACAGGCCGGGCACACGATCACCGCCGATGTCCTAGCTACATCGTCCCTCAGTGTTCCTGCCGCGGCAGCAGTAGCAGCGTCGAATTCGATCACGATCAGTGGAACGAATACCGTTGTCAATACGGTACTGCCGACCATCACGAGAGCCAATGGCGAAGGCGCCGGGATCATATTTAAGGGGTTCACATATCCGATCGTTGCCGGAACATGGACACTCAATGGAAACTCGGCTACTCCAGCCAATGTGAGATGGGATTTCTACAAGAACGGTGTTTTTTACGCCTCGAATGCTTCGCCATCATTCAACGTCGATGCAAACTATCTGGTCAATGACATTTTCAAGTTGGTAGAGACAGTAACTATCAGCGGGACTTCGTATGCATCTAGTCTGACATCGGCCACAGCTTATACAGTCAATGCGGCTCCAGCGACGTTGACGGTACAGGTCAATACCGCATCGGCGACGTTCACTCAGGGGGCCGTGATAACGCCGTATGTACCGGTGACGGCAACGGGCGGGACTACCCCATACTCCTATTCGGTCAACTCATCGCTCCCAAGTACTCTATCGCTCAACACGAGTAACGGAACGATCAGCGGTACGGCAAATACAGTTGGGTCCGCTTCATATACGATCACCGTCACAGACGCAGTTGCCGCTAGCGTTAACGGGAGCACGCAGATAGCTATCCAATCTGCGGTAGCGGTATCTGTCTACGCGTCTCTCGACGCGATTGTATCCAATGCCTCGCAGGTAGGAGGAACACACGCTTTACAGATCGGAGTATCTAGTCCTAACCAATTTCCGTTACTTTCATCGATATCAGATACATTGGATGGGGGTATCACATTCACGGGAACTGTCGACGGAACTACTCAACGGTTCGGTAAAAAAACTCGTGGCGGTAGAACGGTCTACAAGTTCGCGTACAAGATTACAGATACATTGCAGGGTGGTCGCATCCGGGTAGAGGACTGGATGAACTGGTTCAACAAGCCATTCACGAATGGGCAGGTATTCTGGATCGCCATCGAACAGGAGATTCTTTCTGGAGCACTAGCTGCCACAGATAACCAGATGATGTGGCAGATTCATACGCCGGACCAAGAACTGTCTGTCATCATCCAGTGCAATGTGGGGAATGGGGAACTCTCACTGCCGTATCGCTATAGCCCGGATTTAGGCGGAACAGAACAGGGCGGTGTATTGACCACTCTGTCAACCACAGCCGGCGTATTCCAGAAATGGGTTTATCGCCTGAAGCACGGTTACGCAGCTGGAACCGGGCAAGTACAGGTCTGGAGGGATGGTACGCAGGTTTACTCCAATACGTCGATGCAACTCGGCGCACCATATGCCAGTGAGGGCGGCTATTTCAAACTCGGGTGGCATAACACTGCCAATGATGGAGGCTCGTTCGACACCGGACAAGTAGATCGATGCATGTATATCCGCAAGTGCATTACTGCCGTCGACGCAGGCAGTCAGTACAGCGTCACTGACCTTATGGCACTGTTGACCTAAACGACCATGATTCGCTGGTACGTCATGCCCGACGAGACCGGGTCTCGCTATCCTTGATGGATTGAAAGGCTGATATGGGACGATATTTCGTAGCCAACGGACCGATGCCGACAACTGCTGCGCAAGCTGTGGTTACGACTGGTACTGCGATCAAGACGCTGCTCCAGATCAAACTAGGGGCAAGCACAAACGGAACGGGCGAAATCGTCGAATGGGGAATCTCGTTCGATGGGTCTGCCGCCGCAACTCCGATCAAGTGCGAACTGTTGAGTACGAAAGCTATAGGAGCGACTATCACCGAATTCGTGGCGGCAGACATCATAAATCTCGGCGATCCGAATGCCGGAGCCGTGACTGACGACTTCCCGCTTGCGCTCACTGCCGCTGGAGATGAATCAGGCTACACCGGATCAGCGGAGGGGTCTATTGTTGCTACGCGAATGTTCGATCCGCAACTCGTCGCACCAACGAATCAGTATGTGAAACAGTTCCCACTCGGCGAACGGCCGACATTCAACAGCAGCGAGTTCATCAGGATTCGCGTCACGGCAGGTACTGCTGTCAACGCTTATTGCTACATCATATTTTCTATTTGAAGCATGAGCTTCTTCATCGTCCCGATCGAGGGAGCCGGGACAAAAGCTGACCCAAGACGCCCTAAGTACATCCCGGCACTCGGCGTGCAATGGTCGATGTGTGACTTGGATGAGGCCGCAATCGTGTGGGCAGCTACCTCGCCATCGCAGGATACCGCTGTTGATGCGAATGCCGACGCTACGCTGATTCCACCGCTTCAGAATTCGGTCAATGTCGCGCAGACACAGGCCGCACTAGAGGCGCTGAATATCCCGGCACAGTGGATCACGTCTGCGATGACCTACCGAACGGTGCTTCGGGTAGTCGTCGGTATCGCTCAGTTCATCCAACGCACTGAGGGGCTGGGGCAGAAACTCACGCTAGCCGGCCGGCTAGATCTGACGATGTCGCAGATCCCGGTTGCCATCCGGGATGCTCTGCTCGCGGCTGCTGACTCTCTGAACATAGACCGCTCGGCCATAGTAGGCACGACGACCGTGCGTGAAGCATTGCGCGACTTGGGTCAGCAGTTCGCCCGCCGCAGAATAGTGATCGGTGATCTATGAGCACCACTCTTGCATCGGACGACTTCAACAGGTCGAACGAGAATCCGATTGCTGGTAATTGGTCGAAGCCGGCGTCTAATCCACCAGAAGCCGGCAAAATCCTTTCAAACGCTATCGTCGGGTCATCGGCCAGCGTCTCTGCAACAGCGTACTATAACGCAATTGCTTGGCCCGCTAATCAATGGTCGCAGGTGACTGTCGGCACGGTTAGCAGTGGTCGAACCCCCGGACCCGCTGTTCGCGTATCGGCGTCGGTGCATACCCAGTACAACATTGAACCCCATACGACAGCCGCGTCTTACACGATGTGGAAGTACGTTGCCGGGGTGACGACAGAGCTTGCCGCTTCTACCAACGCTATTGCCAGCGGAGATGTGGTTCGGCTCGATGTGTTTGGGCAGACTCTCATTGGGTTCAAAAACGGCGTAGCGAACCTATCGGCCACCGATAATACGATTGCAGAGGGCAATTCTGGCATTAAGCTGATCCTGAGTACAGATCCTAATGCCGACGACTGGTTTGGTGGTGAAACAAAAGACCTTTACTACGATGCCGCGGTAGAGGTCCAAAGGACCGGGACAACCGACCCACAGACGTGGACCCATACGCCAGCCGGTACGCCGAAAGGTATCGTCGTCGCTATCTGCCACGGGACGGAATCGACTGATCTGGTATCGACAGTAACGTACGGTGGTGTTTCGATGGCGCGGGTTCGCTCCGACGCCGCGACATCAACGGAACCGGGTCGAACCTATCTGTACTTCCTGGGCGCTAGTATTCCGACCGGCAATCAAACGGTCAGCGTTGATCTAGCCTCGGCTACGGCGACCGACATTCACTTCGTGTCGATCTCGCTGGCTGGCGTAACCGGGAACATGGAGGTCATCGACAACGACGGCCAGAACGGGGTCGCGGCTAATCCGTCACTGACCCTGCAATATGGCGGGCGGACAGCGTTGGCAATTGCTGTGCTGTACTCTGGTGTCACCAACGTAGTAACTGGCGTCGCGCCGAATGCGAACTGCGTGCTTGTCCATGATTTCGACATCGCCGCATTCGGCTCGTCTGTGTTCCGGCAGCGAGCATCAGGAACTGCTGATTTCGTAATCGGAGCTACGGTCGCATCGGACGATGTGGCCTATAGCTGCCTGGCTGTGGCTGAGATTCCGTCGGCTCGTCTGCCGCCCGGAGTATTCCTGAGGCAAGCGGTGAAACGCGCAGCGTATTACTAGCGGCGAACCCTATGGCAAATAATTGCATTGACATAGGTCGTGGATGTCTGGAATTCGGCCGCAAGTGCAACCTGCGAGATTCCGCCGGCAGCGTAGCGCTGTCGCATCTCTGTGACTTGCGAATCGGTGAATCTGGAAAACCCGTTTCGCTCCCCATTGCAGGGCGCGTTCTTGCGGCGACCCTTGATGTCCATGTCGCGCGTATTCTCAGCATGCGTGCCGAGGAACAAATGCTTTGGGTTGACGCATGCCCTGTTATCGCATGTATGGCAGACGCAGATACCGCTCGGAATCTCCCCGAAATGGATACGGTAACTCATTCTGTGAGCCAACACGACGGAAGTTCCATCCCAGGCCCTGCCATAGTATCTACTCGCAGATTGACTATTCCAAAGCCAACACGCGGAGTCTGCTCCTTTGTGCACATGGCTCCAAAATCGTGCGATTGGGTCGCCGCCTGTGCCTATAGGGCCCCATCGAGCCAAAGACCCACGTTTCCCACTTTCGCTGCGCGTCAGTGCCATTGACAGATTATAGCACGGTGGTGATATGGCACGCTTAGGCCGCGGGCAACCGTTTAAACCGCTTGTCCAGAAATTCAAGGTCAAGGGCGTCCACTCAGCGACCGGAGCCCTTGCGGCTGGTGCGGCGACAATTGCCGGTACGGCAGCGCATCTCACGCTGCACACGTCGACCGGTGCCCTAGCGGCCGGCGCTGCGATAGTCGCTGGTGCGGCTGTACGCACGACGATTCATACGTCGACGGGAGCACTGGCGGCTCAGGCGGCAACGGTAGTTGGTAGCGCAGCGCACCTAACGCTCCACACGTCAACTGGTGCTTTAGTTGCCGGCGCGGCAACGGTAGCCGGCACGGCTGCACAGACACACGCATCTACCGGGGTACTGGCTGCTCAGGCGGCTACGGTCGCTGGTTCAGCCGCGCACCTGACGCTCCATACATCGACAGGGGCATTAGCCAGCGCGGCATCGACGGTAGCCGGCACAGCAGCGCATCTCACGCTGCACACGGCGACGGGAGCACTGGCGGCGGGTAGCGCTACGGCTGCGGGTTCGGCAAACCGCGTCCTCACGCATACGTCGACCGGAGCATTGGCGGCTGCGGCTGCGGTAGTCGCTGGCTCGGCAACGCATCTCACGCTCCACACCTCAACTGGCGCGCTTGCATCTGGTGCCGCTACCGTTGCAGGCTCGGCCAAATATCTGCACGATGCGACGGGCTCGCTCGCCGCACAGTCTGCGGCAGCCGCCGGCTCGGCGGCTAGAACCGCCCTGCACACATCTACAGGTGTGCTCGCGGCTGGTGCGGCTACTACTTCTGGATCGGCCTCGCGCAGCGCTCCACTGCATGATGCGACGGGCTCTTTGCTCGCTCAGTCTGCAAGCGCGGCTGGTATCGCCGATCACAAGACGTTGCACACCGCGACCGGTGCAGTTGCGGCAGGTGTGGCGGCGGTTTCCGGCACGGCGGCGCGCATACACGCGTCGAGCGGCATTTTGGTCGCTGGGCTATCGGCTGTATCCGGTTCCGCGTTGCATCTCAGGTTGCACGCCGGCACAGGGAATCTCAGCGCACAAGCGGCAGCGGTGGTCGGCGCCGCGATGCGGTTCGGACTGCACATTGCGACGGGCTCACTAACGGCCGGCAGTGCAGACGTTGACGGCCAATCGCTAATTGGCGAAGTCGTCATTCACGGGATCATTTCGGCGGCGCGCAAGGCACGGACCGCGGAACGCGAACGTCATAACGAGCACGCAATGGCGCGGACGAACGAGCCAACAGGACGACGCAACAACCCGCAAGGGGCGAAACGCACGAACACGCATACATCGAGACGCATCAAACCATGATCCCGAAAATCATCGCACCGCCAGAGACCGAGCCGCTGACGATCGAGGAATGTCGCGCCCATCTCGAGGTGCAGCCCTACGTGGTCGATACCGATGGTGTCGGTACGCATCCACACGACGATATGATTATGGCGATGCAAGGGTCGGCGCGCGAATTCTGCGAACTGTTCACGGGCTTGGCGATCGGCCAGCAGACACTGGAGATAGCACTAGATGCATTCCCGTCCGCTGAGATAGAGTTGCCGCGTCCGCCAGTCGTCGCTATCGTGAGCGTCAAGTATTACGATGCTGACGAAATACTACAGACATTGGCAGACAATCTCTACGTGCTGGACAACTACCAACTCCCCGGATGGCTGCTACCGTCGATCGGCACCACTTGGCCGGCGACCCTAGGAGCTGCAAACGCCGTGAAGGTCCGTTATCTCGCGGGCTATGGCGTCACGTCGGACGGTGGCGAGCCTCTACCGTATGCCATCAGGGCGGCGATGCTGCTGATGCTCGGGCACCTGTACGCGAATCGTGAATCGGTTGCAGCAGGAACGATAGTCGAGGTGCCGCTCGGCGTCGAGGCGCTACTCCGCCCGCTGCGTATCCGTTTGGGGATGGCGTGAAAGCAGGACCGCTGCGTCACTTCGTCACCTTCGACGAACTCGTGGTCGACATCGATTCGGACGGCAACCAACTAGAGTCATGGGTTCCTGCGTTCGATGGGCAGCAGTTGTCGGCAGAGATCGCTCCACTGAGCGGGCGAGAACTGATCGCTGCGCAGGCTGTTCAGTCGAAGGTTTCGACGCGGCTCAAGGTTCGGTATCGCCCGGGGTTTAAGGCGAGCATGCGTGCGATCCATTTTGATGTGATCTACAACATCGAGGCTGTAATTCCAGACCCTGAAAGCGGTATAGGATGGTTGACGCTGATGTGTACGTCTGGCACGAATGAAGGATGACGGGAAGTCCAAATGGGTCGGTCGGTGGGCGGGCCGCACGGTAGTCTGCGTTGCCAGTGGTCCGAGCCTCACGGCCGAGGATTGCGAACGCATCCATGCCGCAGGACTGCCTGCCATTGCAGTTAACCTGTCGTTTCGTCGTGCACCGTGGGCTGATGTGCTGTTTGCGATGGATGCTCGTTGGTGGCAGGAATACCGGGCTGAAGTCGATAAGACATTCCGCGGCGAGCGTATGACGACAGTTGCCACGGGGCGGCGACACGGTGCGCAGACGACCTATGGTTCGACATGGTATCGGTCGATGGGCAATTCCGGCGCTGGAGCTATCTCGCTCGCGGTGGCCGGCGGTGCTGCGCGGATCATCCTGCTCGGATTCGATGGTCAAAAAACAGGCGGGCGCATCCATTGGCACGATGACTACCCGGAGCCGATGAGCAACGCGATTAGCATGAAGATGTGGCCCGGCAAGTTCGCCAAAGCGGCGGCCTACGCGAAGCGGTGCGGCAGTGTCGTCGTGAACTGCTCACGCGAAACCGCGTTGACGTGTTTCGAGCGTGGCGATTTAGATCAAGAGTTAGGGTTAGTCTCTATTCCTGAACTGGCAGCTTAGATGCAAGATCAATGCTCCACTATTGGAGTCATTTTTATGGATTACGAGTTTACGGTATCGTTCAAAGTAGAACATAGCAAGAAGGATCGCATGTTCGTTGCTTATGCAACCTATGGAAACAGGATTAGCGAGGGCAATGGCACGTCACTGAACGTTGCGTGCCGCAATGCCTTGCGAGCACTCCCGCTCGGCAGTCTGCTTCCTGTTCAATTATCGATAGGGAACGAAAGTGAATACCCATATCGAGTGATCGCCGGGAAAAAGAACTGTCATAGATGCAAGATTGAAGAAGAAGGGACCACGCTTAATGGCGAGAAAATGCTACGTGTACGATATGACAACGGCGACACGGGATACGAAGACCCTAAATTCTTGATGAAGTGTTGAGCGACATGATTCTGAGATTGAATGGTGAGCGTGGCAATACGCTAGAAGTGACGGAGAACGACAATCATCTTCTCGTATACATTATCGAAGAAAACGATTCGGGCATCTTCCGCCTAACAACATCACAAGCGAGGGCATTAGCTAACGCGCTCGTGATTTGGTCAGATGAGATCGATTCGAGGCGGTAGCGGTCTAGGCGACGCGATCTATGTGCAGGCCATCGCTCGCCATCTGGTACGAAAAGGCGAACGGCTGCAAGTCTGCTCGGCGTGGCCTGACGTGTTCCGGCCTTTGGGCGACAGCGTGGAGGTGGTGCCGTTCAGGCGCGGTGGCGTCGATATCTTGGCTCACTACTCGCTGCGCAAACCGATTGATGGGACGACGCAGTTTCAGGACTGCTGCATTCAGGCAGGGATCACAGAGCCGGTGGAGTTGCGACTCGACTGGCAACCGTCGAGCGTGCCGATCATGCGTAATGGATTGCCGGTGGTCTGCGTGCAGTTGCCGCGGGCGCCGATGAATCGGAGAGATGGATTCGGCTCTGAGCTGCTCCCTGACTGCCGGGTGATCCAAACGCTGATCGACGAACTTTCAGGCCGCGCTCTTATTGTGCTGATCGGGTCAGGAAAACCGCTGTTCAAGTTCACCGGTATCGATGTCGATCTGTCGAATTCAACGACAGTGCCCGAGTTGTTCGACATGGCTCATATGGCCGACGCATTCATAGGCTACCCATCGTTCATCATTCCGTTGGCTGAAGCTCTAGACAAACCATCGCTGCTAGTCTGGTCGAGTCGCGGTCTGCGGGCGCCGCAAAAGTACGTCAGGCAGATCACGCCGCGCAAGGTGCTGCATAAACCATCATCGCACCATGTTGTCGACGACTGGCCGCGTGAAAGGATTCTCGGGGCGCTTGGTGGCTTACTTCTGTGATCGGTCAGTGGTGCGAGGGGTGATCGGCGGCAAACGTGTAGCAATCGTCGGCAGCGGTCCGGGGTGTCTAGATAACGAGCCGGGGTTCATCGACTCGCACGAGGTCGTGGTTAGGATCAACAACTACAAGCTATTCTCGCAGACCGGGCGCCGGGTCGATGTCTACTACTCATATTTCGGTGGGGCGATCAAGAAAACTCGCTATCAACTACTCGACGATGGCGTGAAACTGTGCGTCGCGAAGTGCCCTAACGCGCAGTTCATGCAGTCTGCATGGCACCGGAAGAACCGTAAATTGAACGGTATAGATTTCAGGATGATCTACGAGCGGCGCAAAGGATTCTGGTTTTGCCCGACCTACGTTCCCACGGTCGAGGAGTTCATGAGCTACTTCACGCTGCTCGGCGATCATGTGCCGACGACTGGGTTTTCTGCACTGCTAGATGTGCTGTCGTGTGAGCCGGCCGAAGTTTTTATGACTGGGTTCGATTTTTTTGACTCGGGGATTCACAACGTGACAGAGCGCTGGCGTCTGCAAAATGTCGATGATCCGATCGGGCACGTACCGGAGACGGAACGGCAGTGGCTGGCAGCGCACCTATCGCGCTATCCGATCACGACGGACAAGAGACTGACCGAGGCGCTGTTGAGATGACAACTAGGGTTAACCCTTAAAAACAATAGAGTCGTCTGATGCTAAAACATCAGACATGACAAAGACATCAGACTCTGGCGCTTCGATGAATTACGATTCTGGCCCTAAGCGTCATTGGAGACGTTGGGTATGGAACAGAATAACAGAACGTGTTGTATCACCTCGTGATGCTTTAGTGCTCTATCTTGCTGGTCTTCATGACTTCGATAGAGCTATCGCAAAAACTCGCGGCTTTCATGACAACAACCTGATTGCCATAGAACGCGACAAGAGTACACGTGAACATTTGCGACAAAATGGCGTCCTCACGATAGATGCGAACTTGTTCGATGCAGTGCTACCAGCGGCGACCAATCGGCATATAGACGTTGTATTTGCTGATTTGTGCAGCGGACTTACTGCGCATGTGGTAAGAAGTTTAGTGCTGTGGATGTTCGTACCAACGATGTTTGATTGCGTGTTTGTTTTCAATATGCTTCGTGGAAGGGATGCAGAATCTAATCGATTGCGTTCCTATATGAAAGATGGCGCAACTCATGAAGAACACTACAAACATAGAGGATGGGTGTTATTCAACATAATGGTGGGGCGCGCTATCAAATGCACTGAGACAATAGAACTTACAGATCAACTATATGAGAGTGCGTCTATGCGCGTATGGGATCTGTCAAACCCGGCGTTTCATTCGTACAGGAGTACATCTAACCAAACGTTTGACACTTTGGTTTTTAGAAACCCTATAGGTGGTTGTGTTGTTAGCGATGAAAATAGGAATCGCGCTTGGAATGAAATGAAGAAAAGTGTGGCGCGCAATGGATTGAATAAAACTCCAACGTATAGAGCAACGGCAGCGATCATGGCGCATCGCACAATGAGAAATAATGGCAAATGATCTACGAATACAACGGATCGCTGTACCCGGACTACCTAAAGGGCGGGAATGCGATGCAGTTCATTGCGCCGGCTGCGCTGCATTTTTGCAAAGGGTACGGGTTGGATATCGGCGCTAGTAAGTGGCCGCTACCTGGCGCTGTGCCGATTGACTGGCAGAATGGAGGCGATGCACTTGATCTGCCGCGTGATCCGTGCGACTACATCTTTTCGAGCCATTGTCTCGAACATCTGGTGAACCCGATCGCGGCGCTAGAGCATTGGAAAGATATCCTTCGGCCAGGCGGCGTGCTGTTTCTCTACCTCCCGCATCCAGACATGGAATACTGGCTACCCCAGAATTGCCGCAAGCATCTACACTCGTGGCGTCCGGCTGACATGGCTAAGATCGTCTCTGATCTTGGGTTCTTCAACGTGATTCATTCCGAACGTGATCTGGCGTGGTCATTCGCTGTCGTGGGGTTCAAGGCATGACACTCGCCGCCAAGATCGTCTCGCACTACGGACCGGCCGCGCTCAACAAGTCCGTGCTCAGCATCCGCGATGGTGGCGGCGTATTCGAGCGAGTGCTCGGCGGAAGACAATACAAACGAGTGCTCGAAATCGGCACCTATCGTGGGGTGTCTGCGGCCGAGATGTCGCAATACTGTGATCGTGTCACCACGATCGATCTGGTACACGGCAAACTTGAACGTATGGGTGAGACGTGGGACCGGCATGCATTCTGGTCTACGCTCGGACGCGAGAACATCGATCTGATCCTCGTTGAGAACGACAGGCAGAAGGCTCGCGCTATCAACAGCCTACAGTTCGACTTCGCGTTCATCGACGGGGCGCACGATGACCCGGACGTGATCCGCAGCGACTTTGAACTTGTGCGTCGCTGTGGGGCGGTATTGTTCCATGATGTCGACCGACGTGGCAAGCGCGAGCAGGACTACGTGATCGATTTCGTCGAGAGTCTGCCGGCGCATCAGGTGCAGAAACTGGATATCTTTGCCATATGGACAGATTCATAGCCGCATTGCCGGCCGAGGCCGATGGTGACTTGATGCTGTGCAGGCAGCACGGCATAGCGTACCAGCGCGACCGCTCGCACATCGTGGCCTACGATGAGGACTATTACAATAAGTGCCTGAGTTACGAAGATCAGGAGATCGCGCGCAAGATCAATACTGGGAGAATCAATCTTGTCGCCGATTGGTTCGGTACCGGTAAGGTGGTCGACATTGGCATAGGCTCAGGCGAGTTCATGAAGCTCCGGCCGAATACCTACGGTTACGATATCAACCCGGTCGCGATCGAATGGCTGAAGCGCAATGATCTGTGGGCGCAACGACTCAATGAGTTCGGGGCGCACACGTATTGGGACGTGATCGAACACCTGTCTGATCCAGAGCGATACTTGCAGCACGTTCCGCTACACGGGTTCGTGTTTGCCAGCATGCCGCTGTTCCAGGATTTGGATTCAATCCGCAAGTCAAAGCACTATCGGCCCGGCGAGCACTTGTATTATTGGACGGTCGATGGATTCGCTGACTGGATGACGCTGCACGGGTTTATGATGCTCGATCGTCAGACGTTCGAGATAGTCGCTGGCCGCGACTCGATCTACAGTTTTGCGTTCAAGCGCTACGGGTGGACATGACTTGAGTTACTTGCACCAACTCAGCTAAGCACAGTGGGCATAGACGCCCTGGCAACATAACCATTCCATCGGGTACGCCGAGTGCCTTTATCTCATCGTCGCGGACGCAGATCAATCGCACAGCAACTATGTCACCGTGCTTTGTACAGTGATCCAGAGGTGCATCAGGCATCACTTTGCGGTGCCACCAGTTTTTCATTTGATACGACTCCCAACTTTGACGGCGCGCTTTATGCTTGCGCTCAATACATCCATCTCAGCCGCAATTCGCAGCAGACCAACAGCAAAGGAGCCATCTTTACGACAGTCGGCAATGTCTTCGCGCAACATCTTAGTGATGTCAATCCGCAAGACAGGTGGCGCAACATCTTCTCTGTTAGTGGCGAAGACTGTCAATGCATTCCGCGGCATCCGCCCAGCACCCTCTTGCATTTCGCCCCACACGGCAGGAATCCAGAAGTCAAGACCATCAAGCACAAGATCAGCACACTTCTTGCAGAATGCGTTTGCTACAGCGCTAGAGAGTTCGGGCTGTCCAAACTCCCAGCCTGACCAATTACGTCTACTCATAGGCCAAACTCCTTTAGTAACAATGTTTGCACATGGCACGAAAAATCACATAGGTACAAACCCTAATGCGCGTTGAACTGCAACTCCACGGACTAGAAGGCGTGCTGGCTACGTTGCAGTCGCTGCCGCCCGAAATCGTGAGCAAGCGCGGCGGGCCTGTGAAAGCTGCGTTACGTAAAGGCGCGCTAGTCATCCTCAAGGCTGAGCAGGCGAACCTCGCAGCGGTGACGGCCAATGCAACGGACGATGATAAGCGCTTGAGCACGGGCTTTTTGTCTAAAAACCTTATTGCCTCGCGCGGCAAGGCACCGACCAGTGGTAAAGGTGAACGCTACCTAGTGCGCGTGCGGCGCAAGACGTACCCTGATCGTAAAGGCAAGCCGGTAACGACACTCAAGGTTGCGCAACTCCTCGAATACGGTTCGAGTCAACAACCGGCCGAGCCGTGGATCAGGCCGGCGTTTCTGAGCAAAGCTGCCGATGCGATCCGCACCGTCGAGTCCGAGCTGGTCAAGGGCATCGATCGGATCGTCAAGAAGTTGGCGGCGCAAAACAAGGGTCGATGATGCGGGTGCTGTTGCTTTTGTGTCTGTTGTCAGCTTGCGGCGGCGGCGATCCCGAAGAGCGCGAGGAGCAATTGGCCTGCGTCACATACTCGATCGAGGGTTCGGACGTTCCGGGCAAAATTTGTAGGTGAGTGATGTTTCCACCAGTATTCCAGACACTGAAGGCTTCGGCTGACGTGAAAAACATCGTTGGATCGAATCCGCCTCGAATCTACCGTCATGGTAGTGCGCCGCAGGACACATCGCGCCCGTATATCACATGGTCCGTCATCAGCGACGTACCGGAAAATCAATTGAGCGATCTGCCGACAGCAGACAGATCGACTGTGCAAGTCGATTGCTGGCATCAGACTGATGCCGGTATTGAACTGCTGGCTGAAGCTGTGCGCGATGCGGTCGAACCATACGCACATATGACAGGTATCCCGATCGACCTACGCGAGACCGAGACGAAACTTTTTCGGATAGGTCTGCAATTCGACTTTTGGGTAGGAAGAGAATAAAATCTCTTCGTGCCGGCGATAAATGACACAGGAGTTAAGGTTTGCACACAGTGTGGTTTATGCAAACCATTTAATGATTTCTATCGTATACCGACTGGTCGTCCGATGCCAGCGTGCAAGTCCTGTCATAAGGCATATGTAGCCGAAAGATATAGGTCTAATCCTGAAGTGCGCGCTAGCGTTATAGCTCGCTCGACATTGGCAAACATAAAAGCCTCAGTCCGTCGATCTGAGCGTGCTGCTGCAAAGTATCGAGACGATAAGGCTACGCGCGAGCGGGTGGCGAGAAATCAACGTGAACGATATCAGCGAACGAAGTCAGATCCACTTGACAAATTGCGGCGTGCTATCGGCTGCGGTTTAAGAAACTCGATCAGGCGAAACAAGTCTGGTCGCAAATGTTTTGATGTAGTTGGCTATTCCGCTGAGGAACTGAAGGTTCACCTTGAGCGCCAGTTTGTTGGATCGATGTGTTGGGAAAACTATGGTGAATGGCACATTGATCACATAACACCGGTTTCAGCATTCGATTTCACTATTGACCCATTAAACGTGGCAAGGAGAGTTTGGGCGCTTCCAAATCTGCGGCCACTTTGGAAGTTAGAGAACATGAAGAAACATGCGAAAGTGACGCTTCTTCTTTAGGGATATTCGTATCAGTTCACCCCCCGAAGGGCCTCGATGAGGCCCTTTTTCTTTGTAGGAGGCCTATCATGGCTGTAATTGATAATGCATTCGAAACCAAGGGCTCGCACCTCTACTTCGTCGACAGCTTGACGACAACAGATCCGACGGTGACGCAACTCAGTTGCCCAACTGGAATTACCGGGGTCAATGGCGGCACGAAAGACACGATCGACACGACGTGCCTCAGCAATATCACGTCTAAACGTACGTCGATAGGCGGCTTCGCCGACACGAGCGATGTATCGGTGCCGTTCATTCTCTACGCTGGAGACGGTTCGCATCAGGCGTTGTTCACGCTGCAAGAAGCGAATTCTCAAGTCAATTGGATGGTGGGTCTTAGCGACTCGGCTAACGCGCCGACTGTCGATACCGACAATCTGCTCGTTCCGCCGCCTGACCGCACGACGTTTCAGTTCGACGCGACCATCTCAAACCTGACGATCGACTTAGCGACGAATGAAGTTGTCCGCGGCACCATGACGCTCAAGCCGAGCGGTGCGACCACTGTGCATTGGGCGGTGTGATGCTGAGCGAATCACTGTTCATCAGCGACACCATCCACGAGCGAGACGTTACGCTCTCAGACGGCAGCGTCCACAAGCTCTATTTCAAGGAGCTGCCGGCGATCGAGTTCCGGCGCTTCGCGCGGTACGAGCAGTCGAAGGACGAGGACGAGCAACTCGGTAGCATGGCGCGGCTCATCGCCGCGTCCCTGTGCGAGCCAGATGGTAAGTCGGCGCTGACGTACAAACAGGCGCTGAACCTCAAGTCATCGGCGGCGAATGCCATCGCTAATGTCGTGCTCGAAATCAACGGTGTAGGTGAAGCGGGAAAAGTCTTGCCGCCGGAGGAGAGCGATGGATCTGGCACGTCCTCGCCCTTGCGCTTGGCGGCCGGACAGTAGCCGAGTGGCAGTCTGCGATGACCCAGGCCGAGTTCATGGCCTGGGTCGCGTTCTACCGTCAACAACCGTTTGACGATTTCCATCGCATCCACCGGCCCGCTGCGCTCATCGCGCGCAGCATCGGAGGCGGCGACGTGAAGGCCATGCTCGACTGGCTCGCACCCGAGCCTGTCCCGGAAGGCTATTCGGCGGCTGATGTGAAAACAATGGCGGCGTTCGGCGTGAAACCACCTATAGAAAAGAGAGCATGACATGAGTTTAGGTTCGATCATCATCGATCTGTTGATGAAGACCGGCTCGTTCGAGACGGACACCAAGCGCGCAGAGAACAGCTTGAAACGTCTCAAGAAGACGGCCCAAGACTCAGGCAAAGGTATCCGCGATTCGTTCGCCGGTAACTTGCTTGCGGATCTGTCGCAACAGATCGGGCGCGCGCTGGTCAATGTGCCTCGCGAGATTCTTCGCGGTGTCGATGCCCTGAATGATCTGCGCGACGCTACTGGCGCGAGCATAGAAACTCTTAGCGCGCTAGAAGATGTTGGCGCACGGACGGGAACGTCATTCGATGGCATGGCCAGTTCTCTCGTCAAATTCAACAAGGCGCTGAGCGATGTAGACGGTAAGAACGAAGTTAGCCAAGTATTCAAGGCGCTAAGCCTTGACGCCGAAGCACTCAAGCGGGCAGACCCTGCGGAATCTCTTCGGCAAACGGCTGTTGCGTTGTCTCGGTTCGCAACTGACGGTGAGAAGGCGCGAGCGATCCAAGTACTGTTCGGCAAGAGCATTCGTGAGTCTGCGCCGTTCCTTGATGAGTTGGCGAAGCAGACGAAACTCGTCGGCACTGTCACCACGGAACAGGCGCAAGCGGTTGAAAAGTTCAACCAACAGATTTCATCGCTGCAAAAGAATGTGCTCGATGCCGCGCGCGCGTTTACGACTGATCTGATCCCTGCGCTCAACTCGTTTTTCAAGAATCTAAACGACGCAGGCGGTATCAGCGGAAGTATCGCGATGCGACTCGGCCTGAACGAGTCCGGTGTGCTCACGACGAAACTTAATACGCTTAACCAGCGTATTAACGTCGTTGGCGACAGCATCGTGCGAATGAACACCGAGTTCGAGCGCAGCGGTAAAAAGGATTCGTTGCTTTCGGAGCGCATCGATCATGCGCGCCTGAAATTGGCCGCGCTTCAGAGAGAAGCGGCCGGCGTATCAGATGCGCTAAAAGGTGTTGCGGACAAATTGGCACCACGCGAGCCTGGATTTTTGGGGCGTAGCAGGGTAGAGGGCGTCGCTCCGCTGCCGACGCTGCAAGTGCCGCCGGTTCCAAAATCAATCACCGGCTCCAAGGCTATCGGCGAAGCTCAACGCTACATCGAGGCTCTGCAAAAGCAGGTCGACAAGACGCGCGATCTATCGGCTGCCGAGCAGACATTACTCGACATCCGGCGCGGACTCACAGGGCTTACTCCAGCGGGCGAGAAGCGGATCAAGGAACTGGCTGCGCTGATCGACTCAGCCAAAGCTCTCAAAGACGAACAGCAGGCACGCGAGTCGGTTGTCGCATGGGTTCAGCGCCAGCAAGATGCGCTCGAATCCGAAACCGAAGCCATCATCAACGGTAACGCTAGGCTGCGAGAAGAGATCGCACTCATCGGAGCCGAGGGAGAGGCGCGCGCTGCGATCATCAAGGCCCAGCAACAGGCGCTGATCACAGAAAAGGAAGCTGCGCTCGCAGCGGAGTTAGCAGCGTCTGCCGAAAACGCCAGGACGAGAGCACTACGCGAGCAGGTTGTAGTGTTACGTGAACGCCAATTGCTCACGACGCAAAAGGGCGACCAGGAGAACTTTGAACGCGTCAAGGATGAGATAAAGAAACTCGACGAGTCATTCAAATCGAGCACAACGCAAATGAGCGAGTTCGCTCTTGAGGCAAGCCGGAATATCCAAGACGCTCTAGGCGATACGTTATTCCGCTCGCTCAAGGGCGATTTCCAGTCGATCGGCCAACTGTGGTCAGACTTGATTCTCAGGATGATCGCGCAGGCGGCTGCCGCCAAACTCAATAAAGCGCTGTTCGGTGACGACTTGGTGAGTGGTCTTGTCGGCGCTCAATTAAATCTAGCCTTGAGCGGTGGACAGCCGAAAACATCAACTACGGGAGACTTCGCACGCGAGGACAGGGCATTAGCTGATCTGACACGTTCGCTCGATTTGACGACTGAACAAGCACTCTCACTGATCAGGGCAACGAAGCCAACCACTGACGTAATGGGAGCACTGGCTGCGCAAACCAGTTTGGCCGGTGAAGCGCTATCGCTCATCCCGATAATCATTCGGTCGTTTGGCGAATCTGCAAGTTCCGGTATCAGTTCAGCATTCGGGGCCATCTTGAATACTGTCATCGGCTCGTTTGGTTCGACCGCGACACCGACTACCGGCGATTTCGCGCGACTTGACCGTGCGCTGCCGCAATCTCTCTCCAAGACTGCGGACGGCGGCGTGAGCATCGTGCAAAACATCGCTGTTGGCTCCAACGTTAGCCGCAACGACGTGGTTAACGCGATGGTGGCTGCCAAAGAGCAGGCGAAAGCGGAAATTATCCAGCTTCAACGTAGCGGCCAGTTCGCAAACGTATGACAACTTATTCGTGGCCCGCCGCGCTGTGTCCGAGTTCGATGGAATGGCGAATCAATCGGAGCGGAGCGCAGTTCCGGTCGCCGTTCAATGCCGCTCTACAGGCTATCGATTTCGTCGGGGACTGGTGGTCTGTGGCTTTCGCCGTACCTCCGAATCCAACTGCCGATGGCGTCGATGCCGAATTGTTGTTGCAGTCTCTCGCTGGTGGCGGCAATCGGCTCGCGGTGTATCACTACACGCGGCCTATTCCTTTAGGGACCATGCGCGGATCACCTACGGTGCAGACGCAGGCGGCTCGTGGCGATGCGCAACTCGTCCTCACAGTCACATCTGGGGCGACGCTCAAGGCGGGTGATTTCGTCAAGACCGGCGGACAACTGTTCAGGGTCTACTCGGACTGCACCGCTGCCGCGACGACATTAACCGTTCCGCTCGTTAACCGAGTGCGCGCGACCATCGCCAGCGCTACGGCGGTGATCTGGGACAGCCCGACTATCGACATGATCATGCCGGAGATGAGTTTCGGACGAGTCTATGTGCCTAACCCTGGAGGCGCACTAGCTGAAGCGACGCAGTTCGCTCTTGAGGAGGCGCCGTAATGCGCGACTTGCTCGCTGGCACGTTGACCGCGATCGCCGCAGGTACGGCAAAGCTCGTCCTGTTAATCGAGATGCAGTTCACGGGTGGAACTGTACGCCTTGCTACCTCACGGATGCCGATCGAGTATGACAGCCAGACGTGGGTTGCGATCGGAATGGCCGGTGCTATCGACGAAGTTGTGGATAAGGCTACCGAGATTTCGGCTCAGCGATTCACGCTCACAGGCTGCGATCCGGCCATCATGGCGATCGTGCTCGGCGAGCTTGTCCGAGGTCGTCCGGTGATCATCCGCGCTGCGTGGTTGGATGCTGATACTGAGGCGATCATCGAAGCGCCGATCATTTGGACAGGCAATCTCGATACTGCGCAACCGGTACACGATCCAGTTAGTCAAACGGCGAGCGTTTCTGTGGTCGCCAACCATCGTGGCGTGTTATTCAACCGCGCCAAGCCCCTCCGGTACACGCACGCCGATCAGCAAAGAGTAGTTCCGGGCGATATGTGCTTGGAGTACATCGTAAGTCAATCTAGTAAGCAGGACGTGTGGCCGTCTGCATCGTTTGGGCAGCAATGAGCCGCATTCATCACTGGCAGTCTGCCCTCGCTGCGCTCATTGCGCGCCGCATGGAGGTTCCGTTCGAGTGGGGTAAACATGATTGTGCGTTATGGGCCGCTGACGCCGTACAGGCCGTGACCGGCGACGATCCCGCTAACGATCTGCGCGGCACGTACTCGACGCCAACTCAAGCGGCCGACATCATGCGCAGCTCAGGCGGCCTTACATCGCTCGCTGATAGCAAACTCGGGCCACGCATCAAGCCGACATTCGCTCAATCCGGAGATATCGTGCTGTGTGTCGTCAATGGCCGTGAAGCACTTGCCGTCTGCACTGGCAGGCACATCATGGCGCAAGGAGAGTCTGGCCTCGTCGCTGTGCCGATGTCGTCGGCTGCGCTGGCGTGGCGATGCACTAGGGGCGACTGATGCCGGCGATCATCCCGTTCATCCCGGCGATCGTCGGTGCTATTGCGCTCGAGTACGGGGTGATAGCTGCCGCTGCCGCTGCTTTAGTTGCCTCAATCCCAGTAGGTGACTATCAGCGGCGCAGGGCGCAGCGCAAAGCGCGGGACGCGTTCAATGCAAGTCTGAGAGATCGGCTCGTCATGACGGCCGTGTCGGACGCGGCCCGCGGTCGGTGCTATGGCCGCGTGCGCAACTGTGACGGCGTGATATTCAAGGCTACCCACGGCACACAGAGCGAGTTCTACACGTTGGTTCTCGCGCTCTCGGCAGGAGAGATAGACGCTGTTGAGCAAATCTGGCTCAATGATATCGTCGTTCACAACGAGTCGCCAGATGCGCCGAGTTCTGCGCCGCTTCTCAGCCCAACAGGATATGTCCAAGTCGCCCCTTATCTGAGGGAGGATTTCAGCAGTGAGTTTGCGACGATTCAGATCGTCGCCGGTAATGGATCGGTGGCGCTGGCTAATGAGCCGATAGAGGGCTCGGTATGGATATACATAGTCACCAATCCTGGAACAGATGCAGCAGAAGTAACTCATATTACGTCATTCGCGGTTGAAGGCTCTACGGTAACCGTGACGGATGCCATTATCGATGGGTTAGCGTCCGTCGTCTATCAAGCGGTGGCCGGCACACAGTACGTGCGTATCCGGCCATATCTTGGGGTTTCAGGTCAGGACATCAGCGCCGAACTCGATGCGCTGGTGCCGACGCTCATCAATACGGGCCAGCATCGGTTCGACAAAATCGCGCTACTGCTGGCGACGCTCGAATACACGCAGGATGCATTCCCGGCTGGTGTTCCACAAATCACTGCTGTAGTTCGTGGTGCGAAGTGTTTGGACCCGCGCGATGACAGTGTTGCGTGGACGGAAAATCCCGCCCTGATCGCTCTTGATTGGGCGATGTATGAATTCGGCGGGAACCTGAGTGCCGACGAAATCGACATCCAGTCGTTCATTGACGCTGCAAATGCGTGTGATGTCCCGACGACATTTAACGTCAAGTACATCAGAGACGGGGATGAGGTCATCCCGA